CGTTAGCAGAGAACAGGTTTGCGAGGGTAGTGACCGACAGTTGGGTGACATTAGAGCCCGTAGAGACGTTCAGGCTCGCGATATTGGCCGTCAGGACGTTGGCCGAGGTGACGTTGGCCGTCAAGATGTTGGCTGAAAACAGGTTGGTCAGGGCCGAGACTGTCAACTGGGTGACGTTGGCACCAGTGGAGACGTTGAGACTCACCACATTCTCCGTTTGGATATTGGCAGAGGCGATATTGGCTGTCAGGACGTTGGCTGAGAACAGGTTGGACAGGGCCGAGACTGTCAACTGGGTGACGTTGGCACCAGTAGAGACGTTGAGGACAGAAGCGTTGGTGGTGGCAAGGTTGGCTGATGCGATATTGGCGGTCAGGATGTTGGCCGATGACACGTTTGCCAGGGTGGTGACTGACAGTTGAGTGATGTTGGCACCCATGGAGACGTTCAGACTCGAGACATTCTCCGTTTGGACATTTGAACTGCGTATATTGGCCGTCAGGACATTGGCTGAGAACAGGTTGGTCAGGGCCGAGACTGTCAATTGGGTGACGTTGGCACCCGTGGAGACGTTCAGACTCACCACATTCTCCGTTTGGATGTTGGCAGAGGCGATATTGGCTGTCAGGACGTTGGCTGAGAACAGGTTTGACAGGGCTGAGACTGTCAGTTGGGTGACGTTGGCGCCCGTAGAGACATTCAGGCTCACCACATTCTCCGTCTGGACATTCGAACTGCGTATATTGGCTGTAAGGACGTTGGCTGAAAAGAGGTTTGCAAGGGTGGTAACAGTCAATTGGGTGACGTTGAGACTATTCACATTCGCCAAAGAAGTTGTCAAATTTGTAGTCGTGAGGGCGTTAGGGGCATAGAGGTTTCCAGGGAGAATAGTCGAGCCCGTCTTCACGAAATTCCAGTTGGCTGTCAGATTTGTAGAAGGATCAAATGTGGTCACCGTGAACCCATTCGCATCCACTGTGGTATAGAATACGTTTCCATCAGGTATATTCACCCGACTTACAAGAGAAGTGTTGGAAACAGTGGTGAGTGAGTTCGAGCCTACATTCATCTGGTTTGACGGGAAAGCCACGGTTCCATCGGAATTGAGTGTCCAGACATTAGACCCGGCAACAAACTCGAAACCGGTTGCCGTTTGGACATTTGTTTTTCCGTCTGCTGAATTTGGGAATAGAATTGTACCATCTGGCTGTAGGGTCCACTGATACCCGTTCAAGTTTATGTTAGAGGTTGTCAGAGAATTCAAGTTGGAGATACCGAACACGTTGAGAGTCTGTGATCCGAATATTGTTGCACTATTTGCTGACAATGTAGATACATTCAGGGTCACTATATTTGCCGTGGAATAGACGTTGAGATTCTGGAACACGCCCCATGGAGATTCGACTGAATTTGAAGAGTAGGAGTTACCCGACACGTGAAGGTTGGCACTCGGTGTATCTATGTATATACCAACCCTCCCCCCGTCTTGGAGGAGGACAGTCGACGGGTAAAAACCTGTACTAGTAGCCCCCGTACCCGTTTGAGCCGTCAAGTCCGTGACAGTCACAGGTGAAAATGTCGGGCCCAAAAGTTCAATTTGGACTGACACGTTTGAAACTGCTGGGGTTGCCACGTTTCTCGCCCTGAAATATGTAGGCCCTGAACCTGTCGTATAGGCGTCAATTTGAATACCACCGGTCGATCCTTCCGACAAGGGCGCGACTCTTGTCCACCCACTCGTAGCAGTGTTGCTTGAGACCGCCACTAGGTATCCCTTTGTATTTTGAACTCCCGTCTGGTCAACTGTTGCCATGGACATGAGTATTGTGCAGGCGCCGTTCGAACTATTTATAGAGAACACGTTGGTATAGTTCCCCGTAGTCGCCCCCACAACCGCATCAAATTTGTAAAAACTTATATTCTGAATACTTGCCGCATTGGCCACAGTCAAGTTGGATGTTCTGAGAGTGGAGTTGACGTTGAGGGTGACGAGATTTGCTACACTCGTGATGTTGGGTTGAGCGGCTCCAGTCACTGAGATGGCTGTGGGAACTGTGCTCACGTTCGAGCCGTTGATGTTCGCCAGGCCTGACGCATTTGAGCCTATAAGGAGACCTTGGACGTTAAGACCCGTCAGGGTCCCGACGCTCGTGATATTCGTTTGGGCCGCCCCCGTCACCGAGATGGCTGCGGGGACGGTGCTCACGTTGGAGCCGTTGATATTAGATATGCCTCCTCCGTAGGGTATGGAGACGGCCCCAGACACCGAGAGCCCCGTCAGGGTCCCGACGCTCGTGATGTTCGGCTGGCTCGCCGAAATAACATAGGTCGCAGTTGGAACAGTACTGACGTTGGTCCCGTTGATATTAGACAGACCGTAAGCATTGGTGGCGGTCAGCAGTCCTTGGACGGTGAGACCCGTCAGGGTCCCGACGCTTGTGATGTTCGGCTGGGCATTGCTCGTGACTCCTCCAGCAGTGTTGGAAAAGTTGATAACTCCGTACAGATTTCCAGAGTTGAAATATGAAATTTGTGCTCCATTTCCCTTAATCAAGTCGGCATCTGCCAGGCCCGCCACACGAAGACCTGATAGGGTACCAACACTCGTGATGTTCGGTTGGGAATTCCCCGATACAGCACTGGCCAGGGTGGAGGTGGCTACAGATCCGACAATGTTCGCTGCAGTTATGTTTGAAAGGGCACTCGCATTACCTATATAGGCGTTCGATGAGATGTATGTACTAACAGACAGGTTCACAAGTTGGCCCAAAAGAGTGATATTTGATTGAATAGAACCTGTTACCGATTGGGCAGTAGAAACAGTTGAAATATTGGCGCCATTTATGTTCGAGAGACCACTTGCATTTCCGGTGTGAAGACTAGCGTTCAAAATTCCACCCACATTCAAGCCCGTCAGGGTGCCGACACTTGTGATATTTGGTTGAGCATTACTCGTCACTCCTCCAGCAGTATTGGAGAAGTTTACGATTCCCAAAAGGTTTGCGACTTGATAATTGTACGTGGCGGAAACATCGCCTGTGAAAGCCTGAGCACCGACCGGTCCCGCTACGGTAATCCCTGAAAGAACTCCGAGAGATGTTATATTTGGTTGAGCAGAATTTGTAACAGATTGGGCAGTAGAAACTGTACCGTTGATGGAAGTTCCTTGAACATTACTTATGTTGTTTGCGGCAAATGCAACGTATCCATTGAACTTCACGGAACTCGTTGAAGTACCGAAAATATTTGTTGTTACGAATAAATTCACAACATTTGCGTTGATAGTGTTCGAATTTTGAATTCCGAGATTCGTAACGTTTGTCGTTGCAGCATTTACGGCCCCCAGGGTTGACTGCCCGGTAACAACGAGGGTACCCACGGTGGCCGTCCCTGTGACAGTCTCATTCTGGATATTCGCAGTGGTTGTATTGGATGTAGTCACAATAAGGTTAGTTGTTGTCAGGTTGCTTGCTATCACCTGGTTCTGGACGTTCGCTGTAGTGACGTTGGCAGTTGTTGCGAAGAGGTTGGTGGTGGTCAGATTGCTCGCTATCACCTGGTTCTGGGCATTCGCTGTGATGACGTTGGCGTTTGTTGCCGAGACGGTGGTGGCATTCATGACGTTCGATACATTGGCAGTGCCAAGGACGTACAGATTGCTGCCAGAGGGGGGTGCCGTGCTCGTCCCGATACCCACACCGCCCGTTGCGTAGTATATATTGGAATTCAGGGTTGTCCACTGTGACTGGACAATAGACGCGTTCGAGGCGGCAGTTATCCTGCCGTACTGGTCGACCGTTATAGATGACACGTTCAGGGTGGACCCATACCCACCAGCAGTCACCCCTGATGCGGGGAAACGAGCCACTGCAATCGTTCCCGTTAGGTTTGATGAATTCAAATTGGAAATTGCTGAACCATTTGCAGCAACTAACAGACCCGGGATCGTGAGTCCTACAGTACCACCAATATTCGTAATATTTGCCTGGTTAGAAGTTATAACACTAAAAGCGGTAGGGACGGTGCTCACGTTAGACCCGTTGATATTTGAGAGGCCACTTGCGTTTCCGACATAGAGACCCACGTTAGATATCCCGGCCACGTTGAGTGAGGTCAAGATGCCCACACTCGTGATATTTGGCTGAGATGCCACGGTAACGCTGTTGGCCGCGGGAACCGAACCCGCAACGTTCGCTCCGTTTATCCCGGACAGGCCCGACCCATCTCCGGAGAATCCAGCGACGTTCAGAGTGGCAACAGTCAACTGCCCGGTAACCGTCAGATTCGTCAAATGTCCTATATTTGTAATAAGTGGCTGATCTGGTGTGGACACGAGGCCATAGAAGTTCGATGCGTTAGCATATGTCCAAATATTTACATAGTTAAGATTTCCTACTTCTGTAACGTTGGGTTGGTGGGCAGTCACAAGGGACCCGAAGAGGAGCCCGGGCTGACAATTCGAGCAGCAACCAGCGTTTCCTGTGATGACAGAGATGGCGGGGGAGGCGTTTACTAATATAGATCCGCTTCCCCCTCCACCCGAACCGTTGCAAATGTTATCACACATCGCTCCTGTTTTTACCTAAGATTTCTTTCGGACGAGGGCTATTAACAACAAACCTATAAGCAATATTCCAAAAAGTATCATCTGATTATCATCTGTATCTTTCCACTCGACTGGAGGTGGCAGGCTATCAGGTCGCTCAGGTGCTACAGGCACATCAACAGTATGAAAACGAAGAAGGAACTTATTAGGACCTATATTCGTCTCGGCTATACCAGTTCCATCCGGATTACTCCATGAAATAGTTAGTTTATCAACACGGTCAAGTCTCGAAGGGTACTCAGTTTTTATCAAGTAATTTTGATTATAAAATTCAGTCGTGGCAGAAACCTTGATGGGTATGGTTGCAAATGCAAAATTCGTAACGGAGGTTGTCGTTAAAGAATTACCTGAAGATACTGGAACTGATAGGAGTTTATTAGCATTTTGATGAGTAGGGGTCCTGAGTTCAATAATATCAAGGGTCACGAATTGAGAAGAGGCGATGCCTGGAAGCATGCAAGAAACCAACTCGACCCGTGAGACGTTACGGATCGGGTTAGTCAAATAGACTACAAAGGAGTTTGAATTTGGATATAAATTCGTGTCACGTGCTGTCGAATCGACATATATCACGTGCTCCGTAGCCATCTAATAGTTGCAAATGTTATTTTTTACTGTTTCAAAACGGAACGTGAAGAAACCCTGCAGAGTCGGGGACACGGGGGTCCCATCCTCCCCGTACAGGCGGATCGTCAATTTGTCCAACTGGCGTATAGGATCTATAAAATAGACTTTTGAAGAAAAGTCGTTTCCTTGGCTGTACATGGACCGCGCTAGACCAGGGGTCTGCTCTGTGTTCATGCGCAGAAGCGCGCCTTGGAGGTAGGCTGTATTGCTCACGAGAGGAGAGGCGGTTGCGATGGCTATATTGGTGCCCGAACTGTCCTTGGGGTACCCACCAATGTTTTCACCCAGACTCGGGAGGGTCCTCTCGTTAAACTTGCTCACAAGTTGATCACAGTACACATAGACCACATTACTCGAGCCACCCGTAGAAGTAGAGTAATTGAGGTTCACGGAGAGGAGTTCGGCCGACACAACGTTCCTGAGAGGAATGTTCAGGAATGTGGTGAAATTTCCATGGGACGCTTGTCCTATGGAATCGACATAGACTGTCCTGATCTCTCTGGTTTCACAATCAGAACTCATTTCTATTATTTACATATGTTTTTTTACTTTTCCAGCAGCGAGCCACCAATGCCATCCGTGATGGCATAGTCGCGCAGTTGGTTCCGGACGAAATCGCCGTCACCGCACAGGCCACCTGGGGTCAGGCCCTGGGTGTAGTAAGACGCCTTCTCGGAAGGTCCAGGGGTGCACTCGAGAGAGGGCTTGATGTCGAACAGGCTGGCGGGGCCTGCAGAAACAGCCGGGCCAGGGGCAACCGTCAGGGGCTGGGGCTCGTAGCCAGAAGACTGTCTCGACAACATAACCACAATAACAATGAGGAGGGCGATAATGACTGCATTGGTCAAAGTCTTTCCCCACTTGATAGCCATTTGATATTGGCTAATATTTTTTACTGGAGAAAAATGCGTTAAAGTTTATAAGTTCCTTTCTATAAAGTTTATAGATATGATCAGTATAAGCGACGGGACCCAGGGCGTGAGTCTCGACGCAAACGAGTCTGCTCTTCTTGATGAAATTTCTATTGAACCGACTGAAAAACGTATACCTATAAAGTCCAAGGCTGCCAAGCCCTCCCCCTTTGCTCGCAAGGTGCCCCAGAGTGAGCAGCCTCCGCCATCCTTCCCTGTCGAGGATGGTTTCGACATGTTCACAAACCCCAACAAGCGGACGATGAGAGCACCTCCTCCCCCTGAGGAGTTTGACGGCGGTGAAGATGGCGCAATGGAGGAAGGGGGGTATCCTCAAGAGGAGTACGCCGCTGCCCAGCCTGCAGTCCCTTCTGCAGGCTACAAGTCTATTGAGGACGAGAAGGCCGACCTTCTGAACAAGATCACCCGCCTCAAGGCCAAGGGGCTCCAGTCCAACGCCCGTCTGAGCATCTATTCTGACGTGGATGAGATCCGCACAGAGTACAAGCGGATGATCTATTCCATCGAGGTTGACCGGTCTATCAAGTTCCAGCGCCGCATGCTCGTCGCCTGCATCACTGGCATCGAGTTCCTGAATGAGAAGTTCGACCCGTTCGACCTGGAACTGAACGGATGGTCCCAGAACGTCATGGAGAATGTGGATGACTATGATGGCGTCTTCGAGGAACTGTACAACAAGTACAAGGACAAGGTGGCTGTTGCCCCTGAGATCAAACTGATGTTCATGGTTGGCGGCTCTGCTATGATGTTCCACCTGTCCAAGTCCCTCATGAAGGTTGCCATGCCCAACCCTGCACAGATGTTCAAGCAGAATCCCGACCTGATGCGTAATATGATGGAGTCTGTCCAGAAGAGCAACTTCGCGCCCCCGCCCGAGACGCGGGGAGATGCCCTCAGGAGGGAGATGCGCGGACCAGGGATGGACTTTGGGTCTTTGATGGGCATGATGGGCCCGCCTCCACCCCAGACCACGCGTCCGGTCACGCGTGATGACATGTCGGTCTCCGACATTGTCAGCATCGACGGCGCGTCCGAGACCAAGGAGGTGTCCTTGACGGATGACCCCAGCAAGAAAAAGAGAGGTCGCAAGCCCAAGGGAAAGGAGGTCACAATCTAAAATTAATTCTTGATTAGAATTAGATGACGGTCGCTTATGCACCGTTCGATAATGACCCAGGACCCCTAGGGCCTCCGGTGTTTTACAGAAACAAACCGAACGTGCCCATACCAGTAAAACAGGGGAATGAATGTAGTTATCTAGTTATGTTTATGGTTGCAGGTGTGTTCTTTATAGCCCTGGCTGACTCCCTTCGGAACTAAAACTCATTCTTTAGGTCTTTAAAGAGTTCATCTGCGCCCATGCCAAGACCCAAGACGACACCCAGTATCATCAGAATAAACCCAACAACCAAGAGACCCGTATTCCGTGAAGACCGAGGTTTTCTGTTTTCACGAGTTACGATCAGAAACCCAGGGATCAAGAAGAGCATGCCCAGGAGCAGGTTCCCAGCCAGACCCAGGCCCGTGCCGAACGCCGCCTTGGCAAACTCCTTGATCTTAGTCATTTATATGAATGAACATTTTCCTTCGTCGTGGACTTTAGATGGAGGGGGTGCCTCGTCACCCTGAATATGGAAGCCGGCCTTCCTATAGAACGCGGTACGCTTTTTCGCCATGGAATAGAACACTGACCACCTGTCTACTATGTCATATATGAGGGGGTTATTGACCTTGCCGGCCGTCTCGCGCATGATGCGACCGACTGCCTGTGTCACATCCGAGTGAGGCGTGGAGAGTATCACAGTGTCGAGGACCGGGATGTCCAGACCCTCTTGGGCCATAGCGAAGGTGCCTATCACCACGGGCTTTTTGGATGACTCTTCCAATTCCTTTTCGGATAATCCTCCATAATACAGTCCACTAATTTTGAATTCAAATTGAGAATTAATCCAGACACAATGCTCCCGCCGGTCACTGAGGACAAGGACCCTCCGGCCCTCCTTCAGTGAGTCCCTGATTAATTTTAAAATGAATTCGTTTCTCAAATTAATCTCCGTGAGGAGAGTCGTCATTCCAGCCATGTTGATCTTGCCAAACCGGGAGACGGGTGGAGCCTCCCGAAATTCAGGGGCGTCAAAGTACATCATTCGGACCTCTGTGGTTTTTTGGTTTTCTCGCTGAATCCTAAAAAACTCCGGACCCATGAACCAATAGAGAATGTCCGTGAGCCCATCCTTCCTCTCGGGTGTCGCCGTGAGCCCAAGCGTGTACTTGGCGGCCACCTTGAACATGGTCTGTGAAAAGGCCGCCGCTCCGATGTGATGGGCTTCGTCGACGATGAGGAGCCCTATGGAGTCAAAGTCGTCCGGTGCGTGTTCCCGGACACACAGGGTCTGGATCATGGCTATTACAAAGTCCTTGTCCGTGTCCATCTCATCCTGTTGAACCCTGCCTATCGTCGCCCCAGGGCAGAACTCCTTGATGCGGTCCCGCCACTGGTTTGCGAGGAACTCCTTGTGGACAATAATCATAGTACGCACCTTTAATTGTGCCGAAAAAGCCAGACCAAGGACTGTTTTTCCGAAGCCCGGGGCCAACGAAAGGACCCCGCCTCCATGCTCTTGGAAAGCCTGGACACCCTTCTCGAAGGCTTCGAGTTGGCGCGTTTCTGTCCTGAGTTTTCCTGTAAACACAATATCAGCCCGAGAAGGATCAGCGCGCCGGTCTTTGGCGGCGGGGCCGAACTTGCTGATCCCATAAGAGCGGGGAACAATAAGTGAACCCTTGGATCCCTCCCGAAAAACCTTGAATGGAGGGGGGCGGAAGCCAAGGGCATTCTCTACTCCACGTACAGTCAGTTCTTTCTTTATTTCCTTGCGAACCTCTTCACTCAACTGAACGTGGTACCCGTTCCTACTCAGGCTCATCCTTTGATACTTCGGAAGTTAATTCTCTAACACTGTGCAGAATCCAGTGGGTCTCATTTTCCCATATCTTTTTTTCAACAAGGCTTTCTATGATGGTTCCCTCTTTGAAGTCTTGTAGAGGAGTGTGCCCTTCGACAGTGCACATGACCCTGTTGTATCGGAAGGGCACCTTGACTTTGAGGGTCACTCCATCAATTTCAATGTCAATATACTTGCGACCATTGAGGTCATAGTAGGGCCTTTGAAGTCGGGCTCTGACAATCATGCACTCTAAAAGTTTTTATTGTTTAAATGATAGATGGCCACCTCACAGCAAGGTGGTGGAGGATATTTATGGGCGGGAATCGGAGGTATTATCCTTATTATAATTTTTGTTATAGCGAGGACGATGAATAGGCAGGCTGACGCCTCTCGAGCGACCAAGCCGACTGTTAAAGTCCCTGGTTCACAGGACACGGGCACGCCACCACAGGACACAGGCGCGCCACCACAGGACGACAGCACCCCACAGGACCAGGGGGCCACTCCGCAAACTCCGGCTAAAACACCGACCCCTAGTCCCCAAACACCACCATCATCCGGGCCGCCACCCAGTCAGCCCCCTCCCCCGCCTTCCGCACTGCAGACAGCCAAAAAGATATTTACAGATCCTCAACTCTATGAAACCCTTGCCGCTGCTGTTATTTTCGATAGAATGTTGAAAAAGGGGGGCCCGTGGCTTGCTAAAAAGGCTCGAGGAATTGCGAAACAAGTTGCGAAGTTGGCTAGAAAGGAGGCTTTGGCCGTCCTGTCCAAGTCCGCTTCACGGGCCGCTTCAAAAGCGGGAATAAAAGGTGGTGAAAAACTTGCTGAAAAAACTGCTATAAAAGCCGCTGAAAAAGCAGGGACGAAAGCGGCTACACAAGCGGCAGTTGCTGCAGACACCGGCCCTGCGGCCCCTTTTGTGGAAGTGGGAGAACTTGCTTTCAATATGATTAGCAGTACCATGGATTCTTTGAATCTCGGAGGGTTTGCGAATCAGACAAATATGACTATGCTCAACGGCATGAGAGATGAGTACATTAAACAGACGAAGGAGGCTTATAATGAATCCGGGTACGAGTGGCCCGTCTTGACCGGACCTATAGATTATCTGAAAAACCCTAATGACCCAACTGATGTCAACTATGGCCAGACTCTTATAACTAACCTCCAGCAGCAAATATATACAAATAAAATCAAGGAAATCCAGGATCAATGGGCGGCAGGCACTCGGACAAAACTCCCTGATACGGCTACAGAGGATGATATTTTCAACTATTTTGATCAAAATATAGACATGGATGCTACTTTTGATGAAGCGACCAAACAGATATGTACAGGTCACGGGGGAGTCTATGTGAAGCATCCAACCTCGAGTAACATGTATTGCACATGGAACACCGTGAGCCCGACAACATGCCAAGCCAAGTGGCCAATGTCCGACCCTACAGACACATACTACGAGTTCGACACTGCAACAAAAACCTGCCAAGTAAAACCTCCAGATATGAGACAATACTGTGAAGGTCTCAACCTCGGTGTTACATACAACATGGCCACGGGTTCATGTAATCTTAGTGACGAATACTGTAGAAGATATGGTAATGATGGAGGTGTGAAGAATGGGGACTGCTCTATGAGTGGGGCTGAAAGTATAGCAGAAACTATTTTTGGTGCAACGATTACACGGGCTCTCGTGAATATATTCGACCCAAATAACTATCAGCCATGTAAACCCGGTGAGCATACAGATGGATATCTGTGTAGATCGACAAACTGCGGAGATGGTCTTGAAAAAGGGGGTGGCGGTGGCCTTTGTTATGAGAAGTGTCGCGCTGGATATAGTTCTGACGGGGCCTCCATGTGCATCAAAGACTGTGACTCCGGGTGGGACCGCACAGGTGGGCCAAAGGGTCTTACGTGCGCTAAACAGTGTCCACCGGGCTTTCCCCCTCCTACACCGGGTGACGTGGTATCGTGTGCCCGCCCGACGGCGACCCCAACGAAACCAAAATGCCACCCCGACGAAGAACTCATCGGTCTCATCTGCTACCCGAAATGCAGAGACGGGTATTACAGTCCCGGGGGGCTACCGAGTTGGTGTTACCAAAACTGCCCGAACGGCTGGCACAAAGACACTGTTGATATATGTTCCCATGACGGGTGTGATGGGTCGAATCCTGACAGAGGAACGGGTCTTGGAATAGGGTTCTGCTATCCTTTGTGTAGGAGTGGCTATTCATCTGATGGCGTCACACTATGCAAAGGGGCGTGCCCGAGTGGATACAGAACAGACCCGTTGACGTGCTGGAAAGACGCGACATGCAGTGGAAAGTGGCCATGGGAATGGCATTGCGATGGACCTCATGCCACGAGCAGGTCTAGTTATAGCCGTGGAGCAGGGGTTCCATACCACAAGACGATGACTGTTGATAGGTACTCGCGCCCTGCAAATTCGAGAATGGGATGTGATGACGGTTACCATGAAGAGACGGCTGGACTGTGCTACAAGGACACCCCTGATGGCTACCCGAAGACCCTCGCCCTCCTGCAACGCCCTACGAGACTGAGCGACACTTACCTTCGTAAGATCCATGGACCGAGCCTCCACGTGTATGGCAGAAAACGCAAAGTGCCTTTCCCAAGTACGTCTGAAAATGATTTCAAGAATAGTATTCTAGGAAGTCATATTCAGGATTCTATTAACGCGGCTAGAAATGGAGATATAGCAGGTCTTGGAAGGGCCATGGCGGCAACCGCCATAGTGTCGAATCCTGTAGTGGCGGTCCTTGGCGTCCAAGGTTTGGCGAACATGGCCGCAAGCAAGGTTGACACCGGGCAGCATGGAGCCGATGGAGTGGAAGCCGAGTAATTTACTTTTTGAACATAGTGTAAAGTTTGTAAAGGACACCTATAAGTATCAGTATAGCCAGACCAATACACACCATTTTTATCTGTGATGCGTATTTGTCAAGACCTGTACCTTTAAGGAGGCCACCTCCGAGTCCTCCGAGTGCCCCGCCCGCGGCACCTCCCACGGTGTCACCTACGTCAGTAGCAGCCGATGTCACCATGTCACTCGCTTGGGCAGCCGCACTCGTCGTCACCTTGATACTTCCACCGGGCGTCATGTCTGAAATATCCTTACCGAAATCCACGGTAATTTTGTTAGACGCCACCACACTTGTTATCGTCGGCGACCCGTCTATACTCGGGGTCGTTTGAGATCCGGATATCACAATAACGTCTGATGACAGAATAGGGAGGGCCGGGGTGAAGGTCAGTGTGAGCACACTGGAACTCGAACCATCAGAGGAAACTATAGCAGTTATAGTTCTAGGGGTGTTGTTGCTGGCATCGGCTGCCTGATTCGCCGTCATGGCGGTGTAGCCAAGGGCCGCTGCCGCCGCTGCAGCCGCTCCCAACTTGGCGGCATCCTTGGCAGACAACTTAGCAGTGTCTTTGGCGGCATCCTTGGCAGTCGTCTTGGCGGCATCCTTGGCAGCGTCCTTGGCAGTCGTCTTGGCGGCGTCCTTGGCAGTCGCCTTGGCAGCGTCCTTGGCAGCGTCCTTGGCAGTCGTCTTTATAAGATCTTTTCCAGTTGTTTTAATAGTAACTTTAGCAATATCTTTTCCGGCAACTTTACTAATATCTTTGGCGACGGCGCCGCCAAGAGGCATTTTAATTTAGACACATATTTTATTTGCTTACATATTCATGATACGCTGTATTGAGTGTCTCGAGATCAGCCTGAACTTGGCCCGCGACAGTTGGTATCTGTGCATTCTGACCCTGGGCAGCCATCTGAGCATACTGTGCTTTGGCATTGTCCATAATTTGTTTAGATATCTGATCAAATATCTGCTGAGCCTGCTCTTTTGTTGTACCCGGTGGAAAATACGTTGATGCCTCGGGTGCGGTAAGATTTGACTGGTTCCTTTTCCACATTAGATAGAGAACAAATGCAATCAAAAGTACTATGACAGCCGTTTGGTAGTCCATTTATATATGTAAATAAAGTTTTTATTCTATTATTTCTCAATGAAGATCATCTTTTGCATGCCCGGTCGTTCATACTCTCGCGAGTTTCTGTTGTGCTGGACGGACCTGCTTATGCAGTTGGCGGGCAAGGGGCATAACATCATGATCAGTCAGCAGTATTCATCTGTTGTTCACTTTGCGCGTGCCAAGTGCCTCGGAGGTGACGTCCTCAAGGGCCCGGACCAGAAGCCCTTCCAGGGTCAGGTGGACTATGACGTCATGGTGTGGATAGACTCGGACATCGTGTTCAAGCCGGAGGACCTGTTCAACCTGCTTGAGTCCCCTCACGACGTGACGGCCGGTGTCTACATGACCGAGGACCTCCAGAACTTCGCCACCGTGAAGGAGTGGAACACCGACTTTTTCAAGAAGAATGGAAACTTCAAGTTCCTTCGTCCCGAGGATATCGTGGGGGCTCCACAGTACATGCCGGTTGCCTACACGGGTATGGGCTGGATGGCTATCCGCAAGGGGGTTGTCGAGGACCTCAAGTACCCCTGGTTCCACGCCGATCTGGAGAATATAGACGGTATTGTGGACATGAAGGCTGAGGATGTGGCATTCTGCAAGGCCCTGTGGGACGCGGGTCACCCCGTCCATATCGACACCAAGATCCGTGTCGGGCATCAGAAAAATGTCATCCTCTAGTAGATGGGTATTGTTGCATCCCGCCCAGATGAAGAAATAGTAAAAATTGCTCTAAGTTCTGGCTATTGGATATACGGCGGATGGGTCAGGGACAGGATGGCCGGTCTGGACACATTCGCAGATATTGACATTGGCTGTTCTAATTCCCAAATGAATTCGATTCATGAATTCATTTCAAAATTGGAAAAGAAGTGGAAGGTCACTGTTACCTTTGATAATTTTAGGGACCAAGATGGTTCCCCTTCCAAGACTGTACCCCATCTGAATAGAGGAATTACCCTTGATGTCGAAGGTATAAAAATAGACTTGGGTATGTACACGTCTTTTGATCACTGGAAGTCATCAAGAGGCGACGATGAATATTCATGTAACATTTTTTATATAGATAACACCGAACCGAACCCTCAAATCAAATATATACCAGATGGGACATCAGAAAACAACATGTATGACATGGTGAAAAATAGACGTTTCTTCATTATCCGTGAAAAGGACAAAAAGAGGAGTACAAAACTCACTGACAATGGATGGATTCTTATTTAAGACCGGGTTCCAAAACCAGAAGGAGCGGGGGCGGGAGGCGGCTGGCTCTGCGGCTGTGGCTGTGGCTGTGGCTGTGGCTGTGGCTGGCTCTGTGGCTGCGGCTGGCTCTGTGGCTGCGGCTGGTTAGGGCAGCATGAATCCGTGTAGTTTGCACAATATGATGATATATTAGCCCATCCATAAGACTGAGTAGGGTTGCATCCCGGCAGTCCTGCTGGCGGCGGGGGCGGCGGGGGCGGCGGGGGCGGCGGGGGAGCAGGTGTCTGAGGACAGCAAGGGTCTACAGAGTAATACTGACAATAGTCAGATACACTAGCAAATCCTATAGAATTGGTGGTATTGCATCCTGGCAGTCCTGCGGGCGGCGGAGGGGGAGGCGGCGGGGGAGGCGGCGGGGGAGGCGGCGGGGGAGGAGGCGGCGGTGCTCCTGGCGTCTGAGGGGGTGGCGGAGGAGGCGGGGGTGCTCCTGGCGTCTGAGGGGGTGGCGGAGGAGGCGGGGGTGTCTGGTTCAAAGGTGCTCCTGGGGCTGATGAAGGCTGAGAGCCCATGGGACTCGGCGGGGGTGGGGGTGGCGGCGGGGGCGGCGGAGGCGGCGTGGCATCTGTGCTCGGAGTGCTGCTGGAATTAGTCGAGCCCTGAGGACAATTCTTACCAATGAATTTCCAGGTTGTTGCGCTCATTGTTGGTTTTCCGTATTTACACAGGGTGTTGGTACCCCAAAGCGCCAGATAGATGATAACGAGAATAAGGATGAAAACAATAATACCCCCGAGCAGACCTAAGCCACCACCTTTGGCGGCCTCTTGGGTGGCGTTTTGGGCAACGACAGCGGCACCTGTCTGTGGCGCCATAACCATCTGGGGCTGGGGCATCATAACCACTTGAGGCACTGCTGCCATTCTTATATTTCTCAAATATTAAATTCGTCCTTCAACTCATCAATTGACCTGTAGTACCTCTTCAGATCCTTAAGAAATCTAGCATCTTGTTTCGCATCAGTCTTCAAGAGCCATGCGAGGTTCGCCTTGGAGTACTTAGTCCTCTTCTGGTTTTCTGTAGGCTTTCTTGGAGTATTTTTCTTGGGTTTCTTTTCCTCCTTTGTTGGCTCCCTGTTTATGAAACTGAGGGCCTGCATCACCGTGTCCGCCAAGTCATCCTTCTTTTTGTGCTGGTCAAAAAACTCCACCCAATCTTTATTCAAATCTGTAGAAACTATGAAGTTTTTAGCCCTCTCAATAGATGCCTTCTTCCGCCGGGTGTACGCGGCCCTCCCTGGACCCGAGACGTCGGGCACCTTGTGCCGGGCGTCATATATGATGACATTCTTGTTATTGATGACGAAATAGGCATGCAGGAAATTTTCGACTGATTTCATACCCCTGTTGCGATCTGGCTGCTTTTCAATAAGAACCGTCTCAGCCGTAAGGACCCATGGCTTTTCCTTCAGGTGTTTATTGAAGCACGGGTAGAGCCCGTCGGCGTGTTGGGGTGGCACACCGCTCACATCCCAACTGTGAATCCTTTTTGTTGCAGGGTCAATAAGACACATTGCTAAATTCTTAATTCCACAATCTATACTTAAAAGCATTCCTACGATATTAGGTATAATTATCTTTAATGGGAAATGATCTCATATGTTGGTGGTGTGTTCACCCACTTCCCCAACTTCCATGTTACCATCTCCCAATAAAATATGATGAGATGAGGAAGAAATATATTACTAAAGGGAACTTCTGTTCATGGGAGTGTATGAAGGCCTATGCCCTTAGTTTGAATACCGCCAAGGTATATGAAATGTGCTCATGGATAGCACTTATGAGAAAGCACGCATATGGTAAGGTGATTCCGCTTATTGCCGCTCCGAATCGTTACTCACTGAAGTGTTTCGGAGGCCCTTACACTATCGAAGAGTTCCGAGCGTGTTTCGGAAACACGCCTCCTCCAGTCTCGTGGCCGGACAGTGTACAGATCCATCAGAAAATAGGTGCCGACCCCCAAGTACCTGCTATTTCTGTTGCCAGATCCAATTCTAATTCTAATTCAAAATTAAGAGCAATTGAGGAATCACAGTCAACTGGTGACACATTGAAACTGAAAAGGAACAAGCCTCTTGCTCGTACGACGTCCAAGTTAGAGAGTGCGCTCGGAATTACACGTAAGGCGAAATGAATTTCATACGATGGTGGTGCGAACCCGTCATTCCTCAACCCCCACCGAGGAGTGAGATGGTTGAATGGGTATTCAAACGAGGAAGTACAGTCTGGGCACCTTCATATACAGATGCTCTGGACTTGCTCGGCCGGACAGATACGACATATTTCTGGGCTAATGAAATTTCTCCTGGAAATTGGGAGGTTCAATTCGATGGTTCAGATGAACCAAACGTTATAATTACAGTTCAAGGAGAGAATGGGGTCGAGGCGGCTAGGGCTGCCCGGTGGATGCTGGGACTGGACTCGAAGGAGAAGCAACTTGTTGAGGTGAAGGACCCACAGGAGTCACCTTTGAAGCGGTGCTAGGCGGGATATATGAGAGCCCCGGGGCTGACGGGGGCGTCACGGGTGCCGGTGCTGGGAGTTGGGGGGCCGTTTTCGGGGCGGCAACTGGTGTGTTCACTGCTGGTGGCGGGTTCTGCATAGGAGGCGGGCCAATCGGGGGCGGGATCATAGGGGTGTTGCCCGGGACCTGGGGCACTGGGGCGGTGGGTGTCAGTTGAGGGACTGGCGGGGCTGAATCCATCACCGACTTTGTGGGCTTGGAAGCGAGACCGACGGCCACCAGGGGCGAGTCCTCTACAATAGGAGCGCCTGCTATTGCAGCCTGAACAGGTGAATCCAGATAGGTTGACACTTGGTGTCTAGGGATGAAATACAGTATGGCCGCGGCAAAAATTCCACCAAGTGGAAGAGCGACGAGCATGCTCATTTAATTTACGACAAGGTAATAATGTGGCAGGTTATCGACGGCCTCTTTAACAAAGATCAAATGAACTCTATTGAGAAATATACATTATCAGAACTTTTATTTAAATTTCATCCAAATACATCCGGCTTGGATGAAGATGAACTAGATGGTAGTTTTGAATATTTCGAAACTCCTCAATTCACTGCTCGTATTCAACATGATTGTAAAATTGGATTAAAAATAATAGATATTGTTACAAACTTTTTAGATATAGGCTGTAATAAAGTGAAAAGAATTAAGTGCAATCTTCAATTTCCCCAGTTGGAGTACAGTGATTATAAGTTCCACCCCCCTCATATTGACTGTCATCCTCTAGATACATCAATGATATCTATGATATATTATGTGAATAATTCAGATGGACCTACCTATATATTTAGAAGTGATAAAGAAATAGAAGAAAAGGTTGAACCAAAAAGAGGCCGTGTTCTTCTTATGAGTGCCTATCAGTTTCACTCAAGCACATTCCCTATGAAAACAAATATGAGAAATATAATAAATTTTAACTTTTATCCAAAAAAAAAGGTTGTGTGGCCGACCCATGGAAACGAGTATCAGACTGTTGTAGAGGAACAAGATGGCCCTGCACCCTGTCCGTGAGAAGGCCTTACAGAAACTGACAGAGGCGGTGGGTCACCCAGATCTCGCCAAGAATATAGAAGTTGGTATTCTAAACTATTCATGCCGGAGTGCCAAGGCGCGCGGGGTCCCTCCGACGTGGTCGGACAAGAAATACAGGAACTGTTATTGGCAGAAGTTTCTTAGTATCCACTTTAATATGAAGCAGGACCCTGTGGTCGGCCTATTTCTCAAAGTGGGCAAGACGGGGAAGGTGCTCACCAAGATGGTCGTGGCTCCCCAACTCGTCATCCGCCTCATGCAGGGCGCCGTCGCCCCCAGGGATCTCCCGGATTTCCCCCCGGAGAAACTGTGGCCAGGCGGGCCTACGGCCACCGTCATCCAGAAGCACAAACTCAGGGACCTGGCCCGCGAAGAAGCCAAGAAAAACGAAGCCGACTACACGGGCATCTTCGTGTGCCGCAAGTGCAAGTCCAAGAAGACCCACTACTACCAGTTGCAGACGCGCTCAGCAGACGAGCCCATGACGACCTACGTCACGTGTTTAGATTGTGGGACAAAGTGGAAGTGTTAGTGCGTTTTTACAGTTTAAGAAAATTTATCTGACCCCCTCAGAATGAGTCTCGTCCGCGTCTGGACCGATGTAGGAACTCGTAAACCCGTCCCCCTTATTGCTAAGATTGTTCAGCATAAAACTAAAACTATGGAGATCAAATATCTCAGCAAGTGTCCGGATAAGTTATGGAGATACGAAGAAGAAACCTATGAGATTGATTCTGACTCCGTAGCAGAATGGCTCGGTACCGACTCTGAGACTGATGTAGGTTTTACGGAAGGACCGGATGGAACCTATACTAAATATGACTCTGACGAAGACTATGCCCCCAATATGTCTGACGAGGAAGAAACTGATGAAGATGAGGACCTAGACGAGGAAGATGAAAACGAGGAGGAGTTTGAGGAGGAGTTCGAGGAGGAAGAGGAGGAAGAGGAGGATTTTTCTGTTGATGAATAGTAAATGAAAGATAACTCCCAAATTATTCTCATTGGGCTCGGTATAGGTGCCCTTTGGCTCTTGTTCAAGCCGAGCAAGTCTCAATGCAGTTGCATGGTGGGTTAAAGAATAATAACTGTATATACGTTATATGGACAAGACTAATACATCGCGTTTTATCGAGTCATTCTCTCCCAGTAACAAGGATCATGTGATGTGGCTCAAGAAGATGACTGACTTTGCAGACAATATTAGCGACCCTTCAAAGGCCATGAACCTTGTTAATGAGGTAAACGATAACCCCATGGGTATTAAGTTGGAGCACAAGGATGCCCTTGACTGGTTCCATATCCACTTTGTGCTCGCTGGATCATATTCTCGGGCGGTGCTCAAGGGTCAAGCGTGGGTCCCTGACGTTCATACATCTCAATAAGGCTATTTATGTAAAATTCATGTGTCGCCTCGAAACTATACATCTTTCCTTCAAAATTAAACCCAGTTTTTGTATTTTCCACGTTTTCAACAGATACCATATTTAGAAAGTTCTTTGTACACGTCACCTCAAGTTCCTTGGCGTCCCACTGACGTAAAAATAAAAAAGCGAGGTCATCACCTCCATGGGGTTGGGGCAAAATAATGCGACCCGTTGTGTCGGGCCATTCATTCGCCTTCATATAATAAGCCTCGATCATCTTCCCGGTTAAGAGAGCATGATCAGGGTTTTTGAAACCGACTATAGCCGTATTTGATTCTTCATTCATTCGGACTGTAAATGCCATATTTGGATGGACGTGAATAGTGAAATACTTTCTCCCTCCCCAACTAGTCCTTACCTTACTAGACGGTTTTACAGGGGGAGGAACGATTATTGAAGCCATCTTATTATTATACGGAGATAGTCTTTAAAAGTAGGTTCTGTGTCAAGGGCCTGTTGCCAGTCCAATCAAAATCCCAACAAACATTAGGGAAGATGGCTCCCTCCGAGTGCGACGTGTGCTATGCGGCTGTGGCAAACTGCAAACTCGTATGCAACCACCGCTTTTGCACTTCGTGTGTGAAGCAGTGGTACCTCAAGGGCGCCGAGCCCACTTGCCCTATGTGCCGGCGCGCCCTGTATTTTAAGGGTCTTTACAAAAAGAGGGAAGAGTGGGCTGAGGAGGCCTACCAGTCCAAGACGGATGAGGTGTTCGGGGAGGCCCTGGATGCCTGTATCGAAGAGGGCCTCGCCAACTCCGAGGCGTGGCTGAGCATCGTGCCCAAGCGCCACAAGGAGGCTTTCCGCCGAGACGCGATGGAGGAGATCATGGAGGAGATCACCGACGTGGAAAAGACGCACAGGTTCCTCAAGAGCGAGGAGGTTCATGAAGAAGACATCCGGGACGTGCACTATTACCAGGACTACTACTCGGACCGCAAGGTGGGCTCCAAGAATCAGCACCGTGAGAATCCAGCGTGGACCTTCCAGTCCAAGAAACAAGAGCGCCAAAGGGTACAGAGGCAGCGCGTGCCCCGTGGGAGGGAACGGCGCTAGAAAAATATGAACAAATAGAAGATGGAGATTCAGAATAATACCGCTAGATTGCGACCTGATGTGAATCCAAATACAACATTTGTACTGAATCTTTCAGAAAGTACCGTCTGCTTTGCGAGCCCCGACGTCCCCCTATCGAATATAGGTATATACGCAGATGGCAATATATTATTGTCATCTGCAAATACAGATCCTACAGGAAATATAAGTTTTTTCAAGGGAGACCCTTCACTCCCTTATTATCTAGCACAATACTCCCCCTTTTGTTTGATAAAAGAAACAGACGAGCCGTGGCCAAGAATGCTCGTGTATTCAGATCCCTCTGTTGAACGTATGACTCCCTCCGAGACGCGCATCATGTACTCGGTAAATAACTATTCTGGGAATACGATCACTATGGTATTCAATTACGGTTTAATTGGAATAAATATTCAGTGACGTTTTTATCATATTCCGTAGAGTTTCGACCTCTGTATCTTGGATGAATAATATCATGCCGAATCACTTGGACGTCCCCAAATATCTCATCCCACTCATTTGGTTTTACTATACCTTCGTTATTGTAAGACAAGATGACATGAGGCGCCTTTCGGAGGCACAGGGTCACCAGTTCCTCGAAGGCGTTTCGGGCGGTGCGCGAACTACAGAACTCCGACCTGTTCCAGTCTTTAGGGACCCCCGATCCAGGTGTTATATTAGTAGGATCAACGTCGTTTTTGGCGATGATATTTAGAATAAAATAGTTGGCAGCATAACTGTGTTGGTTATACGGAGGGTCAAGATAGATGACATCCAGTGAATCATCCGGGAGTCTCCGCACGAGTTCCACGACATCCATCTGATGACAGAACGCCTTGTAGTCTTCACTGCTCCATATGGGTTGCTCGAGCACTATGGGCTTCAGTATGCGACCCAGGTTCCCCCCGGCTTGGCCTCCCCACTTTCCACGGCCTTCCCTGTCCTTATAAAAGGCCCTAAAGAGGCCCGCCGAGTTCGAGTTCTGGCTTGCCCGGACGAGCATAGGCCCTATACAATAGGGCTCGAGGTGCTCCTCGACGTGCTCCTCGACGTAACGCCTCATAGTGTCCAAACGGAGGGCATTTTCTCTCGTGTAAAAGCACCTCTCACCCATCTGTATATTCTCCGTGTCTTTCGGAGCGTAGTGCTCACACATGATGCCCTCTACCCACGGTCCCTCCTCGGCTAGTCTATTCATCTCAGTTATGTGAGCACGAATACGGCCCTGATCCTCCGGTGAGGGCTTATCAAGATAACACTTGGATGAAATCCACGAATAGTACTCGAGGTCATTCATATGAAGCACCTCGGCGTGCTGGCTCAGGGCCCGGGCCACCACGCCGCTCCCAGTGAAGGCATCCAGTATCCTCAGTTTTTCCTTTCCTAATTTTGTTTTTAAATTAGTGACCAAGTCACCAATCTTAGAAACAATCTTTCGCTTATTGCCTATGTAAGTCAACATAGGCTGATGGACAAAGTCCGACATCCTAACTATTAGTTTTAATTAAACTTTTAATTGGTTTTCATCGCGCGAACACCTGCATGGACCTCCTCCCAGTGGGGCGATAGGCGAGACTTGACCATCGTGAGCCACGACTGAATCCGTGGGTATTTGGTGATAATCTCCTTGAGGTTTGTATCCGGCATCATATTCAGTTGCTCGAGTTCGGAGGCCCACAGGATGTCCGCCACGGTCAACTTGTTCCCGCCGACGAAGGGCTTGAGCCAGGTCTTCTCGATGGTGTCCAGAGAGCGCTGGAGGAGTTGCCACGAGTACTCCTTGATGTGCTCCGGGGTCTCCTTGTTGAGCGGGGTCTCCAGAGGCAGGTTGCATGGGGTCAGGTAGTACTCGAGAGACTTGGGAACGAAGGGACCGATGATCCGATAGAACACGCTCCCAATGACGGGCAGGCGGATGTTCAAGTGGTACCAACTGAGGGCCGCGTCAATCTGAACACGGTCCACGGGATCCTTGGGGTAGAGCCAGGAGCCGTACTTGTCTGACACGTAGCGCATCTGGGCGATGCACTCGGGGATACCCAGGTCACCGTCCTTCATGAATGGAACTGTGCCGAGGGGCTGCATAGCCGTGAAATCATCTGAACGGTTGTCACCCTTGATGAAACTCACCTCTTTCTCCTCATATGGAATATTCGACGCCTTCAGGAAGATACTCACAGTCCGCCCAGGCTGGGACAGACGGTCGGAATACAGGACAATTGCTGGCTTTGATGGACTAATACAACTCAACATTCTATCTATCTATTTAGGGTCTGGTCTCTTTATCTTTACAAGTAGTTCTTTGAGTTTTTCTATATGCGACTGGGGCTCTTCTGTTTCCTTAAGAGCCGCCTTCATTACCTGTTTGAGGTTGGCTCGAGTCGGCTTGCGATCCCATCTCTCCCATGCCGTGTCGAGGGTCATCCCTAATTTTAAATTAGAATTAATAATTAGAATGCTTCCCATTGTGAGAACCCTGGGTGTCGCGTGGGTAGGTGCGCTGTGCTTCGTCTTTGCTTTTTTCGTGTCTCGGCTTTTGGACGCGGTGACACCCCCTCTTGACGAGAAGGCCCCCAAGTGGCGGGTCGGTCTGGCCGTGACCCTCCAGTTCGCCATCATAGGGGCCATTGTCTACATCGCGCGTTCAGTCATCAAGAAGATTCCTTTTCCGCTCGAGGGTGCTTATGGCTATACGCACGCCCAACTGGGTGAACTGCGCTCCCTGCCCCTCATGGTCTTCATATTCATGTTTTTTCAGACAAAAACCCAGGAAAAGATGAAATGGCTGTCTGGTTAGAGAACTGAACCTTGTGTAATACAATGGCAGAGTACAACACTCAGATAGATCTACCAGTGGACCGCATGGCCGAACTCATCTTCCCTTCGGAACTGAACCAGATGACCAAACTTTTCGCTGAACTCAAGTCGGGAAAGGAGTTCAAGCCTTTGTCTCACAAATACAACCAGATTGCCGATCGTTTCACGGGCACTGAACGCCTCATGACCAAAGGGTTCAGAGGTGGTAACTTCCCCGACTTTTGTGCGAAATATGCCAAGGGTGAGATTGAATGGCCTTCGGTCCTCAAGTGTATCCGCGAGTACCCCAAGCAGAGCCTACTCCACGCACTCAAGTACGCGTTCAACCTGTACTTCGGGTACATAGGCAACTTTGCCATGTGGAACGCGGTCAACTTTTACAAGAAATACAAGCCCAGGATTGTTTTGGACCCGACGGCGGGGTTCGGGAACAGGCTCGTCGCCGCGGCCGCCACGGGTGTCGAGCGGTACATAGGCATAGACTCTAACAGGAACCTAGAGGAGCCGTACAAAGGTCTGTCTGCTTTCCTCGCGGACAAGTCAGACATGAAGGTCCAGATGATTATAAGTAACTCTCTGAACGTGGACTATACACAACTCTCGTACGACTGTGTATTTACGTCCCTCCCGTACTATACTGTAGAGGACTATAGTCACATGCAAAACTACGGCACAAAGCAGCAATGGAATGATAACTTTTACAAGCCCCTTATTAGAAAGACGTATGACAGTCTCGTCCCTAACGGGGTCTATGCCCTGAACGTCCCCGGGCCCATCTACGAGTCGTGTTGCGTACCCATACTCGGGCAGTGTTTGGAGCGTATTCCTCTCGCGAAAAAACAAAGAAAGGAAGGGAAGGGTGGAGACTATGGGGAGTTTATTTATGTTTGGCGAAAAACTGTTTAAAGGTATTCCTTGTCATTACACCAATGAAGTCGCTCCGTCTAGATATCGATGGCGTCTTGATTCGGGACAAAGCCCTCCTCGAGCACGTTCAACACAACTGTGTCAAGTACGTTCGGGCGAAACTTCCAGAGTGTAAAGACCCGTATGCTACCAACCACGTCTTGTACCTGGCCCATGGACACACGGCTCGTGGGCTCGAGCGTGTATTCAAGATTGACACACGCGACTTCAACCAAAAAGTCTATGATAAGCCCCTTTTGAAGCACCTTTCGGAGGTTATCGATACACCCGAGTTTCAGTATGAGGCGGCCCAGATTCACGAGTTGACCCATGAGGGCTGGAACGTGTCCCTGTTCACAAACGCCCCGTGGGTCTGGGCGTCCAAGGTGGGCTTGGCCATAGGAGACAACATCGGTATCAAGTGTCCCGGGAACCCGGCCGATAGTCCCCTGAAGCCCGAGGTTGAGGCCTATGTGTTCCCTTTTGACCACTTGAACGTCATGGTCGACGACTCTCTCAAGAACCTCGGAACGGCGAGGTACTTGACAAACTGGAAGTGTGTCCACTTTACTGACTACAAAGACCCTACGTTGTGGTGTCCCCAGATTGGTTCTATATGGGAACTGTGTCTCTTGGCGCGGTCTATATAATATTCTAAGTATAGAATATGGCGGACATTCATGACGCTATACGGGCTGGAAATTTGAATCGCGTCAGAGCGTTTCTAAATCAAGGCGTTTCCGTGAATTCTCGTGAACATGGTAGTGGTTGGACACCACTTCACTTTGCTGCTCATTACGGACGCTTGAATATCGTTCGGGAACTTCTTAGGCGTGGCGCGCGCCTGAATGCTCGTTCTAATTCTATAGGTTTCACTCCACTTCACTGGGCTGCTTATCAAGGACACCCTCGAGTTGTTCATGCACTTATACAAGCAGGAGCGAACACAAATAATAAAAACAAATACGGAACAACGCCTTACAACGCTTCACATCTCAATTCGACCCGAAACGCCTTGAGAACTTCCGCCCCAGTGACGAAATGGTTAAAGTTTACAAAAAACCAAAAAGCGAAACGTGCGGAAACTATGCTTTTATCACCTACTTTGCTTGGACGCACTCCCCTGCCCAGCAACATGATCCGGTTGATCGCGGCTCAAGGTATTAGCGTCAAAAGAAGACATATATAAAGTGTAAAAATGCCTAATATGTAGTATGGGTTGGGGTATTTCCATTGGTGTTGATGAAGATGGCCATGTGTATTGCTCGGATGCCGGATGGGAGACGGGTTCACAGGACTATGAGGGTACCGATGACTGTGTGTACCCTCCCTCGAGTCGCGAATTTATCAGGGACTATATGGACGCCCATCACCATGGAGAAATAGACATGGCGCGCGACGAGGGATCTGCCGAGTTGGCCTGTGAGGAGTGCCGCTCGGCATTTGAGAGTGCAAAATACTCATATGATGATTTGGATGAGGAGGAACAGATAAGACTCCATGCGGAGTGGCTTGAACAGGCTCGATATGAACTCGAGGAAATAGTAGTTGATGAGGAGGCGACGTCAAACGCTCAAAAACGCATAGAAGAACTAAAAAAGCAAATTGATAATCTAAAAACTGAACTCTATGAAAACCAGCGTATTATCCGTCCAGCCCAACGGAAGGCGTCACTTGAGAAGCAGATTGCACAGGAACTTGAGTGTTGGGAGTAGCCGCCTTAATTTCAATCAAGCGCGCAGAAACGTAAATAGATAAATCGAGTGCCTCTTCGAGCGCCTCTTGGACCCAATCGTAGCCTGACTTTTCAAGGAGTCCGTGCCCGTACTGGGTGCGTCCCTTTGCCATGCGCTCTTTCACAAGGTCCAAGATACGGTCATTCATTTCGTCCATTTTTAAATATTTAAGAGTCCTTGTCCTTAAGGCTCCGCCTCCTGAAACCACTTGGCATCGGGTCCGCACCTCTTTGGGTCGTACCGAACAGCTTTGGCGTAATCATAAAACACCTCGGACTTTGACTTGGCGACGATGGAACGCACACAGGTCCTCTCCTTGGAGTTATAGTGAATACACTTTTTGCACAATTCAGGGGTCACAAACAGGGTCAGGGTCGTCATTACTAATATGACTCTTTTTTCCTTACCTGAAAATCAAATTATGAAGTGCCTCCCTATAAGCAATAACAAGTTCATCGTGTTCTCCGTTCATACCCTTGAACCGAAAACTCGAGTCCAAGTTTTCTAGGATGACCCGGTCCTGTTCGACGATGGCCTTGCCCATAGCCACAAAGAGCGCGGACGGAACCCCAAAGTTCTGCGAAAACCCCACAAACATCTTGGTTCGCGTGTCCGTCAGGGGGCACAGGGTCACATAGGTCATCAGGACCTTGTCCCCGTGAACCACGACATCTGACCATGTAGTGTAAGGCAAAACAAAGGTATGGAAGTTGTGTGTCGTGCTTAGGCCGAACAGTTTGGTCGAAAGGGCATCACGGTTCGGTACATAGTCAAACTCGATCGTGTGACCCTTGTGCCTGACATTCGTTGGTTTCTCACCGGCCGTCCCGAAGCCCAGAGGGTTGGCGTGGACCCACGAGGCGTGACATGGGTCGATGCCGTTTTCGATGATCATCTGGGCCGACTGTTCGATGGTCGTCTCGAACCACATAGTGTTGAAGCCCGGCTCAGTCATGTGAGGCACCTCGGGTGGGTCGGGGCCTTCCAGACCCTTCGGCCGGATCCACAGAAGCCCGTCTTGGTCCTTCTTGTCGAAGTCCACTTGGAGTTGGTCAGCACATTCTGTCCACGGGCGGCACAGTTTCTTTTCCGTGTACTTCCATCCATGGTACGGGCACTCGATGTAGCCGTCGGGCAGGACCTTCCCGAGACTGAGTGAGGCACCCCGATGCTTACATGCGTCCGGAATGATCTTTACATCGTTTTTATGGTTACGCCACACCACATAGTCCTTGGAATTGAGGGTGACGCGCCGAGGCTGTGTCCCGAGAGTTGTCGTCCGTGTCAAAGCAATCCAACCCTCCATTTTAGTTATATAAGGACCAGAGCCTTTATTACATCAAGAAATGCTTGTCCTCATGTGTATCCCACCTCCCAAGGTTCAAAGTAAGGAGAATAAGAGGACACAGAGACTCAAGAAGATTTGGAAGATTCAGAAACAGTTGAAAAAGGAGGAGAAGGAGATTTTTCGCGAGTTTTGGGAGCGTAGCAAGTCCGACCCTGAACTCGACTTTGATGATCTGTTTGATACATTTTGATAAATTTCTTACTTAATAGTACCATGGGCGTCGCGATGCGTTTACCCCCGGGCTTGACCCTGCGGATGTTGAGTAACTTTTACAATTCCCGGAAGCGACAGGGGAACATGTACAACCCACCAGCAGGGGGTGGGAACAACAATAACTCAAACTGGGAATATAATGCAAATGCTGTTCAGGCAGAGATGAATTTTCGTCGGGGAATAATTGCTGCCTCTGGGTTGAACGGGCGTCAGTTTGCCAACTATTATCACCGGTACGGCAACTTGCGTGAAGCAAATCAAAGGCGGAGAAAAAACAACCTGGTGCGCAGAGCCGCAGGTAAATTCAAAGCTGGTGGTTATGCAAGGACGGCGCGACCCGCACTTCTCCGGGAACTTGGCTCTTTCGCACCATATTTTGAAAATATGGTTCGGCGCCATCTGGCCAACAACTTTTCACATAATCGTCGGCGCTGAAAATACGTTTTAAAATCACCAGGGTACATTAAATGGAGAGTATTGCGGTGTTCATAGGAACAGTTCTGAGTACTTTCGTGATTGGCGTTTTCCATAAACCAATCGGTGAGGTTGGCGCTCGGGCTTTCCCGTTTTTGTATTTGGAAAATATAGAGTCAACATCAAAAAAGGTTCACGAGACTGTCGAAAAGGTCGAGACGACAGTCATTGGATCTAAAAAGGTCGAGTCTAAAAAGGAACATGTCATCCCGGTGAAAGTAAGGGAGGTCGGAGACTGGATAGACTCGGCGTGGAGTGATGCCGACGTTCCCAAACTGGCGTTTGAAAACATAGAGGCCGTGATGGACACTTATATGGACGAGCACACGGCTGAAAAGGTGGTGAACACGTGTAAAAAACTCTTGGCGAGTTACGCAATGGCGGCGAGCCGGCGGAAACAGTTGGAAAAAGTTAGAGACAGACTTCTGGTTTCTTTCCCGAAATTAGCGAAAGAGATTGATATGTCTCTGTTTTCTCAGTGTGCTTTGTGGGAAGGGAAGATTGCGTTGTACCGTTAAAGATTCGCCGCCATTCATAAGTATGTCGAAAGTACAAACAATGGACGGACGCGTCCATGAGATCCCATCCGACCTCATAGACGAGTGCAGCACTCTCCAGATGATTTGTGAAATGACTGATTGTACTGATGAAACCTGGGTTCCCCTGCCGAACGTAGATTCGGCTATTTTAGAGACTATTGTACGGTTCTTCGAGTCTGGTTCCTTGCCCGAGTTCACTGACCCTCGAACCTTGACCCCCCTCTTGAACGCGGCGGACTATTTAGGGTATGATAACCTTATTGATGCCGGGTCAAAGGCTGTCGCCGAGTCGCTCAAGGGCCGGGACCCCAAGGAGATCCGTGATATCGTTGGCTTAGAGTAACCAAACGCGTAAAGAACAATGGACGATATTCTCAATCTAGCCGAGGAACTCAAGAACAACGGGTTCGCCAAAAACAACCCCAATTGGCGTTTGTGTGTCGTGTACGGGAACACGGCACAGGACGGGCAGTACAGTGCCGAGGCTCGCCAAGCCGCTGACCGCCTTGCCAAGTATATACCCATGTATGGGCAGTGGACCATCGAGCAAATTCGGAATGCGACACCGAAGTAAAATAAAAATTTTAAATATTATATGGACGACTCCACTGTGCTCATCTATGATAGACAAATAGATGAAAAGACGTGTGAAGAATTATGTACAGAATTTCTCAATTGCACCCCAGAAAACGAGTTTCTCCAACTTACTAGGATTAATGCTACATTCCATCCAATTGTGGATGATGTACAGTTCATCTTAGAAAAACACCTAAATGTTAAATTATTTTGCACTCTGGCGGCGTTTCAGATTAGGGGAAAAGAACACGAATGTAAACTTCATGTTCACCGACCTTACAAGTCAGATTATAACAGTGTTTTATATCTCAATGACAATTTTACAGGTGGTGAGTTCTATACAGATGAAGGACTTGTTCACAACCCCAAAACTGGTGATTTAATATTCTTTAACGGAAAGAAAATCAAACACGGTGTAAAGAAAATTCACGGAAATAAACGAATGGCTATAAATTTCTGGTGGGACAGGGCTGAACTCAATCGACTTAAAAGTCTCCCTCCTTCTGATAGTAATGAACAATAGGATCATCGACAAGATCGCCAACTACGCGGACATAGACACCCGGAGAGCACTCGGTGTCTATGGTCGCCTCCCAAAAAGCACTTTTAATCCACGGCCTATACACCATGTTTCATGGAGGTACTGGACGGACACGGGTGTTGCCATTTATTTTTCCGCCAAGCCAAATAGGGATTACGAATTCGAAGTCCACACGCACCTTAATTATGATGCTGACAGTGATACCTGGAACTATGTTCCGGGTGCTCGTGTAACCAGTGTGCGCGCGAACCGTCTAAGGAGTCGTTTTACATTTTCAGAGTTTTTCCCCGCATGGAGCGCGGATATAAACAGATTCTCATTTGGTACAAACCCCGAGTTTATAGACCAAGAGCCCTGAGTTTATCCTGAAACTCTTGGTTCTCTCCCTTTCCAGGGAGAGTTCGCCACTTGGCGCTCATGGGGTCCTTGATTATGTCACGCAGAAGTGACACCTCGAGGCGGCTCAGGGTAAGGGACTCGAGGCGGAAGTCCTCGAATGCCTCGCAGGTCATGGGTACGATGGGCTTTATCTTATCGTAGATTTCGCATGCAAGGTCCCGAATCTCCTTTTGGGCATGGTCATCCATACGGAGTTGGAGAAAGTGGAGGAGGTTATGCAGATCAATTTTCCAATAAAATTCGGTATAAGTACACTGAGGCAGGTGCGCCCGGGCCAACTCGCGCGAAGCCCCCTTCTCTATCAGTTCCTCGTAGACGTAAAAAGAGAAATCACATGCAGCCTTCTGCTTTGTCAGCAAGTTATCACCCCCTTCGCCAAAGGGCTCCTCTCCTCCTTGGCCTCGGGTCTGTGACTGCTTCCTCATTTCGTCCGGGATGAAATACTCGTCAGGAATAACGGAGTACCGGCCGGACATTTCGTTGACTGAGGCTGTACGATGCCGCAGCCACTGCCTGGCCACGTAGATGGGGGCCCGGATGTGAAACTTGAACTCGACCATCTCAAAGGGCGTCGTGTGCTTGTGCCGCATGAGATAACGAATGAGGGCCCGGTCGTCACTGACAGACTTTGTCCCAGCGCCATATGAGACGCGTGCAGCCTGTACGATGGAGGCGTCAGTGCCCATGACATCAACGAGACGGATCATTTGGTTTAATTACTGCTTACATCTCTAAGTGTTTCTCTTAGGGGACTTGCGCTTGGGGCTCCTGTTGGGGCTCCTGATGGGGCTCATAGACGTTGCAGCATTTCTTGTTCGCTTTTTGCCAACGTTTGTAGAGTTTACAGCCCGACGATACGCCGCCCCACCCGCATTCGGGGGTCTGTGAGTTCTCGCGTGCCAAAAGTTTACAATACTCTGAGCCAACAAATGGCGCCGAAGAGTTCCCCATGCTTGTTTAGCCCGGTTGCGCCGACGGGCATTGGCGTTGTTGCGGCGGCGCTTCTGCTCGTTCTGTATAGCACGGATTCTATTGGTATAAAAGTTTATGTGGTTTCTATTGAGACCTATGCGTTGGGCATGGGCCAAGGTTGCCTGGAGACCCTCGAGTTCCTCTTCTAGGTTCGAGTTGTTCTGTCTACGGTAATGAGATTCCATATAATATTCTGTTAGAATATAAATGCCGAAACTCACCAACGTGAACAGGCTTCAGTTGGAATTGAATAACGCAACCAATAAGTTTCACAAGGCTATGACAGAGGCCTACGGGCCTAGGTGGCCGACGAATTGGCATAGTCGATGGGGCCTACAGCCTCAGACGCAGCGGGGACTGGCTCACTTTGAAAACATGAAAGCACTGGCAGTTGAAGCAGACAAGAAGAAGGCCGAAGCCTATAAAGCACTTCAGGAGGCCTTGAACCAGAATAAGAATTCTTTCCAGGCTCAGATGCGTGAGATTAATCGCGCCATCCAGGCACTGAACAGTAATAAATACAAAGCCCAAATTGCAATTCGTAAACTCAATAAGAACTATCTTGAAGCCACAACTGAAAACGAAAGGAAACGTATAAACAATGAGAAGATACCTCACCGAAAGGTCCTGGCCCGTTACAAAAGAGACGAGGAGAAAATCCAGGCCGAAAAGGCTCGCCTAAAAGCAAACAAGGCTGAACTCGAAAAGGGCCTAAAATTAAGGATGAGTATTTTGACGAAGCCTATGACGGAGAACCGGGCCCGCACGATCATTGCCAATCACCTTAAAGAAACTACGGTTGCTCGAACCCTGACGGGTCCTTTGGGTACACGGACACTGTCACCCATGCGCAGGTGGCCCAATTACCAAGACCCTACACTCGAAAAGTATGCCGCGGCGATGCGGAGAATCAACATGCTTGAGCGCCTTCTGGAAGTGAGGGGCCAGAAAAGAAAAAGGAGCCCTAATAGTAACTAGATGGCTCCAAGGCATCCAAGGCACACGGTTGTGACCCGCTCGTGGCCCGAGCGGTACTTCACAGGTTTGAGTAGGGCACTTCGGTTCACCCGGGAGAAGGAACTCCTCAAGAGGCGCCGTTTGCCCTACTCAAAACTGGGACTTAGCAAGTCTAACAAGGGTGGAACTAAGAAAAAGTCCAAGTGGACCCAGCAGTTCCACAAGGTCTACCCCGGCCTCAAGTTCAACAAGAATGCCATCGCCAAGCGCACGAGTATACCGAGACAGAACCTGAACACCGTGTACAACCGGGGTCTCAAAGCCTGGAAGACGGGTGGGTCCCGTCCAGGGGCGACAGCGGCTCAGTGGGCCATAGCCCGCGTGTACAAGTATGTCCTCGTCACCAAGCGCAAGGCCCCTAAAGAGTGGTATGCTACCCGTTTCGACCCTAACGCGAATTTGCGGAAGAAGCGCGCTTACGCTTGAGCGAATGGTTCAGAGAAACCCGTGCGTTGGCACTCTGTGCACGGGGGCTCTTTGTTGGGCTCTTTTTGGGACTCAGGGACCTCGCCTTACGGACAGATGCCGCCTTCGGGACGGTGACCTTCAGACGATTCAGGTTCTGACGGAGTTTATTAATCTCCTGAATCTTATTTTGAGGAATATTTATTCCCCAAGCGGTCCGCAACATGTTTATGTTCGAACGGGACCCTCCTCCCCCTCCCGTGTTATAAAGGGGGATGGCCGATTCCATCTTGTTTTTTAGATGCCTAGTGAAGACATTCCACGAAGGGTACAATTCGTAACTGGGATAGTTTTCGATATTTCCTTCAACGTGGCGCCCAAAGTCAATAACCCACATGCTCTTAATCTTACCATTTGGTTCGAAAGACACTATAACATTCCCTGTATGGAGGTCCCCGTGGACTAGGTTTCTTTGTTTCATTTCTTCCCATGCCCTCTTCATGAATGTTCTAATAAATGGGAGGTTTGCTCGGCTCCCAAAGCGTTGCTCATAGGCCCGGGCAGTCAGTGAGTTCGAGTTGCCAACTTGGCCCAAAAGGAACACCGTTATTTCATCGGTAATAAAATTTCCAGTACCTGAGTTGCCACTGGGGCTTTTCTCGTAAGATTCTGGCCACCAGTCTGAAAGATCTTGAAGTTGTTTATTGGAAAGTCTATTAAAGTCGAGTACGTGACCCCACCCTCTTTTGAACTCAGGGACTATTTTCTGAAGTCCTATTTTAGCATTCTGTAGTTTTTTAAGGGCCGTGTATTCTTCGGTGGCGGACCCGAGAACAAACTTTATAAGGACACCCGGTGTCGTTGTTTTATAGACCCTTCCATCCGCTCCTCCTGCAACGTAGGTCGTGGGAAGGGGCCATGTTTTATTGATGGCTCTCACTATTTTCTTTGCTATTGCAGGTGCTGGTCCCCTGCTCATCTTTACTTATTGACAAGTAAATTTTATCCATAGTTTTCTTGTACATGGGTCCCTCGGGCTTATAGGCGTTATGGAGCCACATGCGTTGACACATCACTATGAGATCTTCGTCACGCTTTATAGAACCGTCTGGAAGGAGATGCACATCCTCTCCCAGGGGGTTGAATTTCTGCTTCTTTGCTGGAGGTTTATCAAAATCAGACAGGTAAAAACTCATTGTTCCTTTTTGTCGGCTGTGTCTATAACTGTGTCACGCCAGTTTGAAATAACCCCGGACTCGTTGAAAAAGTCAGCCTTGATGTGGAAGCGATCAATGTGCCACCCAGTGACCCTCTCGACGAGGAGGCCTAGAGGAGGGACGAAAGTCACTTCGAGGTGATGACCGGTGTCGGTATCGGTCAACTCCGTCTTCAGAGGCCAGGGGAAGAGAGACAAGACGAAAACCTTGAGTAGCAGCCAGTACATATCTACACTTGAATGGACTCTGGCCTTTAAACCGCAATCCCATCCTCGGCCCTCTCTTGGAAATAGTCGTTTAGGGGTTCTATGAACCTCTTCCCACGCTCCGTCAACTTTATGAGACCTTTTGTTGTCTTTGTAACATCTCCAATTGGGTCATATTGGAGTTTTGTAAGAATATTCCACCTCTCTTTGTATTTCCTGTTTGCGAGACTGCCATGCCACTTGTGGAGTATGGTACCCTGAATGTAAGAAAGTTTGAGTCCTTTGCATTTCTTCTGGTATTCTTCCAACAAGAGTTTGTAATTGGGGTGAACGTTCCCCGGGCAACTCTCAATTATGTTTCCATAGAGGGCGTGAGCCATGTGTCTGTCCCCCGACCCGAGTATAGCCCAGTCGATGAGGCCCCCCATCCTCTTCCAGGCTCTCTGTGTACACGCCCATGCATATCCCGGGTGCCAGAATCCGTATATGTCGTTTTTGACGTACGGGGTCCCACTTTCCTTGGCCATGTACGCAAAGGACTTGTCTATCTTCATGGACTCCCCGTTCGGCCCGAGGTTCACAGCCGTCTGAAACAGTTGAATGACGTCAGAGGAACCGAGTTCGAGCGCCGCCTCGTGGACCCAGTCCTTATTCAGGAATTCAATATCAGCATCTATCCACGCCATACGTTCCCAGTTTTTCGGCAGGGACTTGACAGCCATGTTCACGAGGCATTCTTTGACCCAAATATTATTTACGGGCTTTATCCTCAGATGCTTCCAGACGCACATATGAGGAAGACGGGCCGGCCCATCCACTTCCGCGATGACTATTCTGACACCTTCTGTGTCTTTCATGTGTTCCACAAACTCTATAAAGAGTTGGCGTCGACGCTGAAAACCGCAGAAGTTGAAATAAGGAAGAATAACATATATGCTCGGAGAGCATTCCGGCCTGAAGCAAGGCATTCTAATATATTACAATTAATTTAGTTTTTGGCAACAACTGGTATACCCCCCGTACCATTGGGGTTGATTATAACATTTTTAGCAACATTTACAGGCACTTCCTTGGCGAACACTGGGTTTACTGTAACAGGGCCCTGGTTACCCCCCATTCTCTTGCTCGCCATCCTCAAGCCATCTACAATCGCCATTATAACACCAATTGCTATGAAACACCCACCAAAACCCTTGTACGTCTTAGGCTGGACATATCCATCATAAGGCTTGGAACCGTGATAGACGAGGTATATGCCAACACCGAGGAGTATAAGACCAAAAATAAAGGCGAACATTTATATATAAAAATATAATAATGGCGAGTCATCTCGTGTGTAGCCGGGATGGACTTTGGTCTTTTGATGAAAAGAACAACATGTTTGAACTTGAGGTCTCAGGTCATTTCTTTGGTATTGCACGTTCTGGTAATAGGTTTTATATATCCGGCCACGAAGGTGAGAAAAACATAGACTCGAAGATGGGGTCTGTGTGGTCATTCGAGGTTGAGGATGGCCACGTCGTCAACTTCCGAAAGCAGGTGACGGGCCTCGACAACGGAGTCCATCAGATAACTATTGTTGGTAACTTTCTGTATGCAGTCGAGACCTACCTTCAGCGTGTCTCCAGGGTGGCTATCCGTGCATCCGGTGACCTGGTCCAGAGTTCGATGGAGTGGTTCCAGTCGTGGAAGCCCGCCATAAACTACAACTATGATCCTACGAGAAACGTCGGATACCACCACCTCAATGCACTTGCCTACAATGACGGTAAGTTCTACGTGATGAAAAAAACCGAGGTCCAGCCTGATTTCACGGAGAGCACGTCCTGTATCCAGGCCTTCGATGAGAACTGGAACCTCGTGAAGGAGTGGCCTCTGGGCAGATGGTACTGTCACGATATAGTCTTTCGGGGTTCGGATATATATTTCTGTGACGCTCTTAATTTCATTTGTAAATTAGACACCAAGAGCGGACAGGTTACAGAGGTGACCCAACTGAAGAACACCCCGTGGGCTATACAGAACCATATGAGAGGCCTGTGTATGGACCAAGGGGACATATATGTCTCTTCATACTATAATGACTGGCGTGGACTCATAAACGTGACAAAGGGAATTTACTATGAACTCCCTGGTTTCTATGAAGCCGCGACACAAATAGTTAAAATTTAACTATACACTCTATATATGAGCCATCTAGTGGCGAGTCGAGATGGTCTATTCATATTTGATGAAATGAATGGTAAAATAAGAAAAGTAAGAAAAGGGTATTTCTTTGGACTCACCGAGAATAACGGGATATTTTACATTTTCAAGTCAGACTGGCCTATAAACATGTATATAGACGGGTTTGTAGATTCGTTCCGTATAGTGGATGGTGAAATAGTTGACTACAAAACCCAAATAGGATATCTTGATCCAGGGACCCATCAGATTACTGTTTATGAAGGTTATTTGTACATAATAGAGACATATAAACAAAGGATAGCCCGTGTGAAGATTTTACCGAATGGAGATCTTGACCCTACAAGCATAGAACGCATTTATCCATGGAAAAGAGCAGTTGCAAATTTTTTACCTGGAAATAAAGAAGGATATTTTCATGTGAATGCCATATCTTTCTATAGAGGAAAAGTCTATGTCATGTGTCCTAAACTCAAAGGTATTGAAAAGTCTTCATCAGTAATTCAAATACATGACCCTTGCACTTGGGAACTCCTCGAAGAGATAGATACGGGAAGATGGTTTTGTCATGATCTCGTACCTAGGGACAATGAGATATATTTCTGTGACGCTCTTAATTTCATTTGTAAATTGAATTTAGAATCAAAATTGGTGACCGAATGGAAACAGTGTGTACCAAAACCCAGAGATACCAGGTCTATATGTAGAGGACTTTGTGATGTGGAATTCGTCTCTACCAGGAACATAGATGAACATACATCGGCCTGTATTGTAAATATTGTAACTGATAAGATATATCATATCAAAGAATTGAATGGTTCAGCATGTTCTATCTTGCGATTCCACCGCCCTTCAGAAACACAAGACCTGCACAAATTAGAAAAATTCCAAGATATTGCTCCCATGTGTTCAAACGTTCACCCAGAATGACATAGGCAGCAATAGTCTCTATTATACCAGATACACCATCCCACATACCATTGACATAACTCACATTGCCAATCCTGAGGCTCCTGACGAGATAATAGACGACTCCTATATACCCAATGATACCCTGAGCCCAACTTTGTGCACTGGGGGCACGGGCAACCCCCTTCCAGCCAAAGTCACCTACAATTTCAGCAAGGGACATGAGCGTTATATCAGCCACGCTCATTTCTCTTTTACTATTAGAATGGACACAGATTTTATTGGAAGGTGGCACATAGACCCCTCACTGTGTGACAGAATAATAGAGTCATTTGAAAAAACTGACAAAAAAGGTAAAAATCCATCAAAGTCGTGGTCTTTTAGGATAGATGGTAATTTTAGAGACATTGATCAAGAACTGTTCAAAGAATATAAAAAGACTATTTGGTCACTTTTGAAGAAATATTTTGAGATGTATATTTGGGCTGAAGATCATCATAGTCATTTGAGTATAGGTAACGATGTAAATATTCAACACTGGGCTCCACATGGGTCTTATTTTTCATGGCACTGCGAGCGTGCAGGTCCAGATGCAGAACATCTGAAGAGACAGTTGGTTTTCATGACGTATCTTAATGATGTTACAGATGGGGGAGAGACTGAATTCTTTTATCAAAAACTCAAGATAAAGCCAGAGAAGGGTCTTACACTTATTTGGCCAAGTGACTGGCCTTGGACACATAGAGGAATTCCATCACACACTGAAGACAAATACATTGTTACAGGTTGGGTTCACTTCGTCAACCCAGATAAAAGCGAGAACCTCTGAAAGAGTACAATGGACGCTATTCAGGCTGTTTTGGATCTCGTGAAGACGAAGAATGCCCTCGAGGAGCAGATTGAGGAGTATGAGGAGTGGTTCGAGGCCCTGGTTGGCAAGACGGTCTCCTATGCCTACAAGCCCAAGAAGGGGAAGATCCGGTACGTCGACTGTGAGGTCGACGAGTGGGATTCCGAGAATGGCTGCTGGACCCTGGTGAGTATCGAGGGCAAGGAGGGTGAGAAGTGCGAGACCTTCGATGCCACCTTCGAGGACTTTTGCGAGGGCCGTCTGTGGATCACCCAGGATGAGGACGAGGAGGATGCCGAGGACGAGGAGTAAACTAAAATATCAACTAAATAAAAATGGAAGACTCCGTGGCTGATATTTCCCTGCGTCATAAGATGTCGGCCCCGGCCAAAGTCGGACTTGCGCTGCTCTTTATCACGTATATGGTAACCAAGGATGTCAAGCAGACACTCATGATTGTCTTTGCCCACTTTATTTTTCACAGTATATTCAAATGAGCAGATGCCCTTATAAAGATATTTTTGGAGCACCCAAGACCGGAAGTCATGGTAGTTGGCGGCTCCCAGGGGACATCGCCGCAACGGATACTATTATGACCATCGTTGCGGCGTATCTTCTTCAGAAATGGGTTTTTCCAGAACGCCCCTTTTGGGTCGTCCTTCTCGTTTTCTTTATCATAGGAGAGTTTATGCACTGGCTTTTTGGTGCGGACACGACTGTTATCAAGATGCTCGGATTATCGAATGAAGATTTCTGCAAAAGTTCTCCAGATCAGGTTCAATGATATTCTCCCACTGATCCCTGTCACGGGACACCGTGATGGTGTTCAACTGGTCATTGTACTGCTCTATGAGTTTAGCCTTTTCAAGGTCGAGCATGTGAAGGTACGTCTGAATCTGTATTTCCTCCGTTGGCCACAGGGCCCTTAAGAGGCCTTTTGTTCTATTCTTAATTTCAACAAGGACCTCGGATCCATCGGGTTGTTTCTCAATCCGATCGACCCGCCCCATGATGATATACTCTATGTCATCCCATTTCGCCAATTGGTGTGTGTAAAACGTGTCATCTCTTTGGAGATCAAGGCCAGTCTTATCAGCCGTCCGATCCTCGTTTCTCGTCCCGTGAGATGTGTACACCTTTGAACGGATATGCTCGACAATCTTGTCTTTGTCTTCCTTGGTCATAGAGGTATCCTTCTGAATTTTCTTTTTAGCCTCTAGGAAGACTTTTTGAGTCTCTGTAGAGTTTTGAGGCCGTGCAGCAGTGGCCTCGTTGAACACAAATCGGGCAACATCAGAACGGCCAAGAGCCTCTTCGGCCTCATCCTTTTTGGTCTTGGATGTAAAGGTCTCCGGTCTATATTTCTTCCACAACTCGTTTTTCAACTCTTCTGGCGTTTTGAAACGCGACTGGCCTATAGCCACCGCAACGTCAGAAGCCTTGATGACGACCCTCATTCTTTAGTTATAGAAGTTTTTCCTCTCTAACTTATATGGACAAGAAGCAACTTGCTAATGTCATTGCAACCCAAGTATGGTCATATGGGGGTATCGTATATGGGGGTTGGGTCCGTGACGTAATCATACTTGGCCAAGATGACTTTAGAGATCTGAACGTACTTTTTCAGGATAGCACATCTGTTCAAACTTTTGTCGAGTTTCTACAATCAAATTACACCTGTATTAATGACTACTATCCTACAATTACGCAAGATCAAATTGTTGTACGCGGTTTAACCATATATTCTACATGTGTAGAAGTGAATGGTATTCTCAAGATAACAATTGATCAAATTGATTTTAATGATCTGATAGAGAAAAAATACTGCAACCTCTCATGCAACCTATTCTATAAAAAGGGTTCTGAGCATCTTGATGCTTTTTGGATTCCATCAAATTGGCCAAGTCTAGAAGAACTCATAGAATATACAAAGTCTAAGAAATTTACAGTCGTTTTGACCCCTGCTAGTGATGATGTGTATTACTATCCGTTGAATTGTAGAAAGGTTATATGGAATACAATTAAAAAAGGATGGCAACTCGGTGCCCGTTTCCTCACCGATGACATCAAGGCGACTATACCCTCAGATTATCTAGATGAGGTTATTGCTATTGAAAATGCATTTGCTCCCCCTTCAGAAGCAGCCCCGTCGCAATAAATATCGTCTGACATAGAGTTGTCCAGAATATAAACGTTTCTTGACGTCCTTTTGCACAGTCACACACGTGTCGGCGCAGGTCCGCCGTGTAACTCAGAGCCACTGCCACGTAAGCAATAGATGCCGCAGAGGCGAAAGGGTTCAGAACCTGGACAGCCTTTCCAAGACTTTTGGGAAACACGACTGCTGATATAATAAGTGTTATGTATCCAAATATTGCCACGTAGAAATACTTCATGTATGTCCGTCTCCAGTCTTTCGAACATTCACACTCTTTCTTTTCAAGAGAGACGACCCAACGCAGAGACGCTGTATAAAATAGCACTGTAAATATCAGTATAAACACAGCGATCGTCTTAGCCAACTTCGGGTCCATTATTATTGGCACATATAAAAAACTCGCTTGCCTGTGTATTATGGAGGTATTCTGTACCGATGCCGTAACGTGTCTCCGCGCCCGGCCCTCCGAATCGGTACAGTGTATTATTTGTGACCCCCCTTTTGGAATAGGTGAGGATGATTTTGACAAGCACTACGCCCGCACAACAGAACACGTCATCCAGGGGTACCAGACGGCCCCCTCCGGCGCCAAAGCCTATGAGGAGTGGTGCTTGACGTGGATCAAAGAGATTCCTCGGGTGCTCAAAAAGGACGGGACTCTGTACATAGTCTGTGCCTGGAACCATGTGTGTGACGTGGAGTTGGCCATCCGGGCCTCGGGGCTTCAGGTGCTCAACCACATCATATGGAAGTACAACTTCGGGGTGTGGACCCAGAAGAAATTCGTCTCTTCACACTATCACATACTCCGTTGTGGGACCAAGCCGGCGTTTTACCCAAGAGCATACTTTGACGAGTCAGAAAAGACTGCCTCAGGAGGATCTGCCCAATACTGTGACATGGAGGACGTGTGGTCCATCCCAAAGGATTATCAGCCGGGAAAGCAGAAGAATATAAATAAACTTCCGGACGCCCTTGTCGAGAAGATGATACTGTATGCCTCCCAACCCGGGGACACGGTGGCTGATTTCTTCCTAGGTAACTTCACGACGGCCTACGTTTCTGCTCGTACCGGGCGCAAGTTTGTAGGCTGTGAGATAAACAGGGAGGCGTATGAAATTCACGCCCCTAAGGTGGCTTCTCTCACCCGAGGGGAAGGAAGGGCTCAAAAGGAGACGGCCAAGCCCTCCAACGCGGGCCGCCCGTGGACGAAAGAGGAGAGGGATGCGGTGAACAAGCGCTACGCGGAACTCGGGGAGACGCTCAAAACGAAGAAAGAGGTGGTTGCTCAATTACAAAAGGAATTCAAAAGAGGACACTTCGCCATCCTGAATGTGCTTGATAAACCTCCCACGTAAAGCCCCCAGTGAGTAACTGCCGCAGGGTCAGGCTGATGGCGTCGTTGCCCCTGATCCCCAGTTGCTGGTTTGCCGCCATATGCACCAGGAATTCCTCCTGTTTCTGAGCCAACAAGGAGCGAACGTTTCCTACTGTGTCTGACGACTGGGCGACATAAACTGCGGAAAGGCTGCATTCGTTGAAAATAGCGAACACGAAAGCCTCCGACTCGAGGGTCTTGGCTCTCCGGAGTGGGTCGTTTTGCTTGTCCCACATGAAGTTGCCCTTGGGGCTCTTGGAGGTCTTTATTTCGATGTCCCTGAGCACAGTTGTCCATGCATCCACCCCTGTGCGCTTGCGGTTCAGGACCAGGTCAGGGAAGGGACCCGCCTTTAGAGCATCTCCTACAAATTCAGTTCTCCAGTTGTAATTGTCCAGAAGATTTACGCCTCGCCGCCGCCCCTCCTCGGCAATGAAGTTGAAGCATTCCTGGATATCCATATCTACATACATCACGGCTTTGGTCTCTATGAGGCTTGGCACAGGACCTCCTTTTGAAGTCACTTAGAGGCTTCGCTGTCTACAAATTTAAAATGGCCACCCAAATTCGAGACTTGATTGAGCGTGAGATGACCCTGAAGGAGGAGTTGAAGGAACTGCGTCAGGACCTCAAGGCTCACATTGAGGCTACCGAGTTTTACCGTACTATCCTTGAGCACTCGACGGACATTCCGGACATGGACGTGAATGAGAAGACTGCTGCCGCCCATGCGTACAAGGTCACCTACGAGAACTTCGCCCCACCCAAGGAACCCAAGGCTCCAAAGGAGACCAATGAACCCAGGAAGTCAAAGAAAAATAACAAGAAGTAATAATGAAAGATCAAGTGTGGTTCACGGAAGAGGAGAACTTCCTTTCGAGCATAGAGAAACAGTGTAATCTATACAACGCCCACCACACGAAAGATTTTATGTACTATAACAAGTTGTCAACGCGTTTTAATGTCCCTATACTGATGTTGTCTGCCCTGAACTCACTTTGCGCCATAGCACTGAATGACTTTGTCCCACAGAGATTTGTCAGTATTTTGAACGCCGTAATATCCGCGGGAACGGGGGTTTTGGGGTCTATTCAACTGTACATGAAGATAACTGAAAAGATGACGAATTCACTTCGGTCACAGATACACTTCAAGAAGTTGGCCTTGAAAATTAGCAAAGAGTTGAGTATAGCACGGGAACAGCGCACAACTGAAGGTCAGACATTCTTGACGGAATGCTTTAATGAATTCAATACTACAATAGAGCAAAGTAATCCTCTTGAAAAGAAAATTCTGAACCATCTCGCATTTACAGTTGAAAAGCAGGAGGTCCCAGGCACCCCCGTCACGGACCGCGTCATGGATGCCATCCGTATGTTCAAAAGGGCCAAACCTGTGGCCAGTATAGAGTCATTTGAAAATTTTTCATCTGCATCTGGAACCTCAGACGAAGTCTAAATTATTTTGTCGAATTATAGTACCAATGCCTCGTGGTCGTCCCGCTGCCCCCAAGGCCCCCACCAAGTACATGAACAAGAAGCGCCGCGTCATTATGATGACGGCTGACGGCAAGTACGTCGTCAAGACGGAGAAGGGTACCCTTCAGTACGCCCCCAAGGCGGCCTACGTGAAGAGCCCGGGAGGCAGCGTTCGCAGCCTGTCCAACTCCGGTGCCCGTGTGCCCACGGCCATCCGCCCCAAGGCCAAGCGCGCCCGCCGGGCCAACGCCGGCAAGGCCCGCGGTGCCTACGCCGGTCCCCACGTTGGTGACCTGGCCATGCTGTTCAGCCCCAAGGCGAAGCGCGCCGTTGGCCGCCCGCGCAAGCACCTGGTCAGCCCGGGCCCGCGCATGGGCCTGGCTGGCATGAAGATCGTGCCCCGCCGTGGCCGCCCGGCCAGAGCCAAGGAGGGCATGGGCATGGGCGTCAACGCCCGGCTCCGCAGCGCCACCCCCGTTTACTAGATTAATTTCCAATTCAAATTATAAATGGAAGCCACTAATTTTATGAACTTTAAGCGTCGCGTGATTTACCGGACTGCTCAGGGCAAGTACGTCGTCAAGACGGAGACGGGTGTGGCCTACAACCCCAAGGCCAAGTTCTACAAGAACCCTGCGGGATCCACCGTCTCCACCAAGTATGTGAAGGAGAAGGTCCCCAGCCCCATTCGCCCCAAGTTCAACCGCAAGGAGCGTGAGAATTCAGGCAAGGCCCGTGGCAAGTACGCCCCGCGCGCAGGCGGTGTTCGCGTCTTGCCCATCAAGCGCAAGCCGTTCATTACTGAACTCGAGGAGGGCTACAAGCCTAAGCGCGCCGTTGGCCGCCCGCGCAAGCACCTGGTCAGCCCAGGTGGCAATATGGGCATCGCCGCACTGTTCGGCGAGAAGCCCGTGCGCGCCAAGCGCATCAACGCGGGAAAGAAGCGGGGTCCCCGCAAGATGCTTTACAAGATAAAGTTGGGGGGAGTCTACCTGTAAAAAGAGGTTGTGTGTAGGGGTCCTAACCTGCCTGTAAGATGGGCAGTAAAATGCTAAAAATCTACTGGACCACCCAGGCAGTTGCCGACTTTGGTTTCGGCATCCCCGAGGGGTCAGTGTGCTTCTATACCTCGCAAGACGAGGATTTCCTGTCGTGGTCCAATTCATTGTTCCAGGACAAGAAGTTCAAAACACGTGAAGAATTCAATGCTGCATATGACCGCGTGTATCATGGCGGCGGTCAGCGCCACATCATCAACAGATGTGGACGGACTGTGCGCATAACACAAGAGGACCTCAATTCTATCCTCAAGGCCATCAAGAGGGAAGAGGCGGATCCAGTCATTTTCGGCCCCGCTGTTGAAAAGATAGCCGACAGGCTCACGGCTGGCAAGACAGTATTCTTGTCTTGAGTTCTGTGAATTCCCTCGAGAGTTCGCGATGCCATGGATACAGGATGACGGTGGCGAAAAAGGCGCTATAAATGCTTACACAGAGGCCCGTCACAGGCACCCACTTGAGCCACTTGGGGTGGGTGTGGTGTGGGTGAGACGGTATCATCTGTTGGGATTCGATATCCATATACTCTTATTAAAGATAACTTTGTCTTGAGATAGTAATGGCAGAAGCAGCCCCACCTATGACGGTGGCGGACATGGAGGCCCGTGTTATCCAATCCATGATAACGGCCGTTTCTATGGGTATAGTCCTGACTGATGAGATAGTTATGGAGGCTCTTCGTCTTGATCTGGACCTCCCAGAAGAATTGTTTACGAATAGACCAGCCCTGTGTAATGCCACGTGTGCATCCGGCAAGACGTGCACCAACAGGGTCCAGCCCGGGCAGGAGAGGTGTGGTATTCACGCCGAGCAAAGGGCCCAGAGGGATGGTACGTTGTGCAACAGTCCAGGGTGTAAATCCTTCGCCAAAAAGTGGGCTCCACTGTGTTTTTCACACGCCAAAAAGGCTGGCCTTGTGCCCCCGAGTGAGGAGACGGGCGAGTGCAGCATCTGTTATGGCACCCTCACCACGACAAACCAGAAGGTCCTTGGGTGCGGTCACCCCTTCCACAAGAGTTGCTCAGCGGCTTGGTTCAGAAACCAAACGACAAAGGGAATAGATAAATCTTGCCCTTTGTGTAGATCCACAACTATATAGAGAGATGAGTCATATGTAATACACATGGCAACTATTACTGTAAAGATCGAGTCCGAAAGTCTTGCGCGTCAGGTTATAGAGACCCTCTTTAGTCTCGAGTGTCACGAAGAGGAGGAAGAGGAGGTCCCTGCTCAGACTGTGGAGGCGGCGGCCGCCCCACCTCCAACCCCTGAAGAAACGGAGGTCACACCCAACCCCTTCGCAGTACCCGAACCCATAGACAACGGTTTCGGAACTTCTATTGATGAGATTGACAAGGAAAACAGGTTTTAAAAGATACGTTCAATGTAAGATAAATGTTGAGTCCGAGAACCTTTACACAGAGGAAGTATCTTGATTTACTGTATTCTTCTGTACCCGTCGTGGTTGGCACGGGACCTGCGGGGACGGGTAAAACCCTCCTTGCATGCCATGCCGGTTCCAAGGCTCTCCTCAACAACCAGGTGCAGCGCATCATACTCACCCGTCCTGCCGTGTCCGTCGATGAGCAACACGGTTTCCTCCCCGGAAACCTGAACAAAAAGATGGAACCCTGGACCCGGCCCATGTTCGATGCCTTGTATCGTTATTTTTCCCCAAAAAAGGTGAATGATATGGTCTATGATCAGCAGATTGAGATCTGCCCCTTGGCCTATATGCGCGGGCGAACTTTTTCAAATGCTTGGGTTATTGCCGATGAGATGCAGAACTCCACTCCTTCCCAGATGAAGATGGTCCTGACCCGCCTTGGTGAAGGGGCTAAAGTGGTTGTAGCAGGTGATCTCCGTCAGCACGAGCGTGGTTTCGAAGAGAACGGGCTCTTAGACCTTTTGTGTCGTCTAGATCCAGAGTCTACAAATATGCGATGCGTACAGTTTTCAGATGATGATGTGGTTCGGAGTGAGGTTATCAAGGAGATACTCAAGATATATCAATAGTGTGCCGTTGAGACATACTCCTCAAAAGACCCCGTGTCACCGTGATAAATCCTAGCCTCTCCGGTTTCATAGTTATAGTGATGTGTGTAACGAATATCGTCTATTGAATATGCGTCCTCATGTCCTGACCTTTGGACATGGAGCCCCTCACTTCGCCCTGCACCCTTCGACACGAGCCACCGCGTACGGTCGTTTGGAAGGATATCACTTTTACCAATTTCATAAGGAAATTCAGTTATAGCCATTTCAACCTTGGTGGGAGGAAACTTGAATTTAATACAAGTCTCGTAATCAAATCCAAGAATCCTACGTTCTCTCGGGCCACAGAACCACGCTATTCGTTCTGTGACACGATTATTCATAAAACACTGTCATATTTTATTTAAAGTGTCTGTAAACTAATAGTACATGAAGAGATACTGGTACTTTCGAGGTAAGTTTCCTAGCCATCTACTCAAGGCTTTGTTCCCATTTCACAGAAGGTGTGTGTCATGTCCAGACTTAAAAAGTTTAGATGCTTATAGTAGTAAGAAGAATGAACAGGATCGTCAAGAAAACTTGCGTTACAGTCCGGCGCGTAGGAAAGCATCCTTTAGTTTCACGGACTTTCCGTTCAGGAACTCTTATTCGTCGGCACGCCATCAGGAGTGTCACACTCGGTATAGTACCAGCGACCCTAAACGACGTTGCTTTCCATCACGTGTCTTTGAACGTAGCCGAAGTAGCACATGTTGTCCAGGACTCGGTGACCCTTACAACCCTTAACACCGTGGCATCTATTCTCATGATTGCTTCAAAGATTCCAATTTGAATTTTGAATTAGAATTAGGATAATTAATGTCAAATCCTATTCTGAGTCTGGCACCATTGAACCCCTTACCCTCTATGATATAATCCTTACGTGGATCAAGTACTCCCCAGTCCGAAGTGTCTATGCTGATAGGCCCATCGAAGTGCGGACATGTTATCTTGACCCCGTTCACAGAGTCTTCGAATGGTATTTTCGTGAGCCAAATGAGGTCATCGCCCTGCCTCATGAAGATGGGGTGAGGGGCGACTGAGATGCGTATGTGCAGGTCTCCAGAGTCTTCTCCATCGGGTTTTTGGGCCTGCTCCCCGAGCCCCTTTGCTATGACCACATGCCCATCCTTCACCCCGGGAGGGAGGCGGATCTCGTAGTTCAGGGGTTCTACTATATGTTTCTGGTGTTTACAGGCTTCACATCCAGAAAACAATAAACCACACGAATTGCACTGTGAACAGGGACGGGTTGCTATCTGTGTAAAGGGACCCATCTGGAAGTGCTGTTCCTCGACACCCTTCCCGTTACATCTGGTGCAGAGTTTAGAACACGAAAAACAAGGCCTCTGGAGGGTCACCTTGAGCACCTTCCGCACCTCCCTGAAAGACTCTTCAAACGAGATTTGTAGGGAATATGCATGATCGGCTCGTTTTTTCCTGGCTGGGGGGCCCCTGTTTTGTCCGAACATATTCGCGAATATATCTGTAGGGTTGAAAGCCGGCGGTGCCTGTGGTGCTTCCTTTCCCATGAGTATATCATACGCCTTCTGTACACTTTTGAACTGTTCTGGGTCACCTCCCTTGTCTGGGTGATGCTTCATAACAAGTTTCTTATAGGCTTTTTTGATTTCATCTTCTGAAGCATTTTTGGCTACGCCAAGTATCTCATGCGGATTGAGCATATACTACTTGAATTATTTAAAACTTTTAAATAACACTACGACGTTTAAGATCTTTTTTAATATCCACATCTATCTTATATGCGTGAAACTCATCTGGAGTTATTTCTTCGTGTAGAAGTTTCAAAAACATCATAGTCATAGGTGGATAGTCAGATGTTGCTCCTAAAATCCACTCATTATATGGATCTTCAGGTATATGATGAACGTAACCATTATTCATAGTTAACATAGGATGTATTACTCGTGACATATGAGCAGTACTCCACAAGGAAACTTTTGGAAAAAACCATGCATGTTCCTTTATTTCAAGATGGTAGGCTAATTTAACTGTGAAAAATTTCTTCCATTCTGTTTTTATAAATTGATTCACAGCAGCAATTGGCACCTCATGTATATACTCGTAATACCCATCTGTAAACCCTACAATATCACAGAAATAATTGAACCTATGAAACAAGATGTGACTATGTGTTAATTGATCGAATATACGATTCACGAGGTCCCTCCTCTTCACAAATTTCTCTATACGTATACTCCCTGTAAGGTATTTGTGAAGATACTCTATATTCGACCTATAACCAGGTATGAATGAAGATGTACCTATGCGCATATCATGCTGCTGTGTTATAGATCCTATACAAAACAACCCAGGGGTTATTGTACTCTCAAAATTTGGAGTGAGTAAAGGAAATTTACCAACTTTAATAAGATCTTTTATAGGACCTGGTTCAAAAGTGAACCCGTGACACCATATGACAATATCAACTTTACCCATCATAAAATGACGGCCGGTTTCTAAAGCGGGCTTTATAATACGTCCATACTGAACTGTGTCTTCTGTTTTAAAGTAATCTTTTACCGGTACAATATGTGTTCTCATCTTTAAAAAATATTGATCTTGTATGTCCAAGTTTTTCTGTCTCTGGTCCCCTGGAAAGTGGGAATGCCACGCTTCTTTATTTCCTCCATAAATAATTGTCTTATCCGTGAAAGGCGCAAGCCAATTCGCCGTTTCTAGACCAGAATTCCCCGTCCCCATCACTAGAACTATTTTTTCTCTGTAAATGTTGGGATCAAGTGGCATATTAGCATATGTATATTGAACAATACTTTCATGTACTGGTTTTTCCGGTATAGGTTTTGGTTTCATCCCACATCCATAAAATACCCTTTCCGCTTCTATTTCTCCGTCATTTATGAGGAATACACCATCTTTCTTTTCAATTTTAGTAATTTCATAGTTGTATCTAATGTTCAACTTGTACCTTTCAAGAAAGTCTTTGACGTACCTTAAATAATCATCAACATGGGGATATAGATCATCAGAATAGTCTCTCATAGACATGTCAGACCCTGCAAACGAGTTCCAGTCGTACCTCAGATCCCGGCGTTTGTTGAACGAAATAAACCTGCGGTGTCTAGGGTAGTACCTAAAAAAACTACACGCCTCTTCAGCCTTATCTACTATGAGATATTCATCTCCGGATTGCTGAAAAAAGAACCCCAACTGAATACCGGCAGGTCCTGCACCTATTATCAGATTTTTCATCTGTTTCCTAAAACTATTTTATACTTTAAATATAATGAACGCACGCATCAACGTGCCAGGACTGTTCACCAAGGGCTATCCCCAACTCAAGCGGGGAAACGTCACCACTGTTCAGAAGATTATCACCGGTCTTAGGGGGTACACCAATAACAACAAGATGTACCTCCGCCAAAATGTTGGTAATTTTTCGAACAAACTCTACCGGAATACAGATGTGATGACCCTGCCCGACGGGGCCTACCTGTATCTCATAGAATATGACCCCCAGATGAATAGATACTATAAGCAATTTGTAGCGTTTGAAACCCAACTCGAACTGGGTTCACGTCACTTCCAACTCCCCACCCGTCACCCTGGGAGATTCATCATAGCAGCCGGTGAACTCATGAAAAAAGGACACAAGATCACCTATAACTTCGAGTCTGGTACTTACATGAAGAACTTCATGCGTAATGTCGGACCCAATTCTAATTCTAAATTCAAATTGATAATTGAAAATGCATTCAGGAATGCCAAGAATGTCGAGTACACCCCTTTCATCCTCGCCCCCGAGGTGCCGACCAAGATCAAGAACCTCCTCCGTTTCCTCAATAGTGGCAAGGGATCCGTGAGTTACGGGTTCGGTGAGCGCAACACCGCCGAGACCCGTGCAAAGGCTCTGAAATACCTCCGAAACCTCCATACCGCCCGTGTTCATCAGGGGTACTCGAGTCCCAACACGAGCCCATCCCCGAGCCCGAAGAGACGGCGGGCATCCCCACGGACACTCCGACGCTCCCCTCGCCTCATGGAGAAAAAATGAGTTGTGTGACGGGACCCTAAATCCAGTGGACACATCGCCATCTTAAACATGGACTTCGTCACACTCGAATTCAACGATCAGTCGGGGCTCCTCGAGGCCTATGGATGCAACCGGCTTGAGGGTCCGAAAAAGACCTGGACCTATTCAGATTTCGAAGTTTACAACAAGGCGGCCATCACCCCCTCGATGTACGAGTGGATGGCCACCAGGGTGTATTTCACCCTGAATAACTTGCGCATCACCGAGGAGTACCTGAAGAACCAGTGGTGTGACGAGTGGAACCTCGAGGCTTTCAATTCCTATTGGGCTCTCCCCAAGGGCGAACGGGAAGAACTGCACAAGCAGATCACCGACAACCTGAAGGCCCAACTCGTCCTCGCCATGGAGAAGGAGGAGGCTGCCAGAAAGGCACTAGACGCCTCCCCCTTTGATCCGATGAGCCCCATCTATGTCGAGTGCTGCAACTTCCTGAGGGGCCTCATCACGCAGAATATGTACAAGGCGAAGCGCCTCGAAGAGATGCTGGATGAAGAGGAGAAATATATTGTGTAATAGTATTAATGGCTAATAACGCCCCTCCGGAAGTCCCAAATTCCCAACCCCAACCCCAATCCCAGTCCCAGAGCCAATACGGATGGGTGGGGTATGCAGTGATTGGCGTCGTAGTATTGGTCGTACTTGCCATCATATGGCGCCTTTACAAGAAAAATTCTACAGCCGAGGAAAAACAGGATGCTCCCCCGCCCGTTGTGAACCTGCCCCCTCTAGTGCGCACCGCTGACCCATGTATCATGGATATCATAAATAAACAAGCGACCCCTGCTCAATTATCTGCAGTGAATAGTGCTGATCCGACTATAATTGATGACGTGATCGTGTGGGCCCAAAATAGCCAGTTGATTGCCGTTGTGGACGCCAACAAAGACTGCTTTGAGGGAATGCGTGCACCCCCTACAAACACTGGTATAAACGCCGCGTGCACTGATGGGAGAAAGATATGCGTAAAAGATATTTCTAGTGCTGGACAAAGTCAATCTGAACAGTGGAGTGCTTTATTCAAGATACTTGACACTTTGCCGAGATCTTTGGCGGATAGAATTAAAGAAGTGCAAAAGAAGATTCCACAACAGGCTTTCAGCGGCGGTGTTCCGACATCTCCGCAATTCCAGTCAACTCCAGCCTCTTTTACTCCTGGGCGGCCCCTGCAAATGCCTCCCAAGCCCGTCTGGACACGTGGACAGCCCGTGCAAATGCCCGCCGTCCCACCGGGTGAAGCCATGCCTCCCAAACCTGTTTGGGTACCTGGGCAGCAAGCGCAATTTTGGATGGATACTAGCCAGGCTGTTCCAATGAAAGGCCAACCAAGTGGTGGCATGGGATAAAGACTTCAACATATATTCATATATATGCCTGTCGAATACAAAGTGTTGTTGGACATTATTCGTACAAATCCAGAACTTGTCGATGTCATCGCCAAGTATATTATCACGGAGCGCCGTCCCGGATGGGAGGAGATATTCGGCGTGCGTGCTCAGTGCCAAGGCCATGACCCCATCGCGAGTGGGTATGCTGAGTACATGGAGCACTTTTTGATAGAAACTAGATGAGGAACATCCTCTTCCCCGCAACAGGTGTCCTACAACACGGACACGTGTTTTGACGGATTGAACGTGCGGAGACGGTCCAACAGGCTGTACAGCACACGTGGCCACAGGGGTCCAAGAACATATCAATTGTGTTTTCATAACACAAAGGACATATTCCCGCCTGGTTTTCCTTGATACTGAATTCACTCGATATAGTTTCCATTGCATCTTTTTGAGTTTCTAGATCACTAAGATCTATCCTCACTTGATCATAATTGCTCAATTGAAGATACTTGGCTTTCAGTTTTCTTACTTCATCTACCCATTCCTCATCCTCCCTATAAAACTCGGAGATGGCGTCTATCTTTTGAAGATCTTCACACATATCATCAACCTTTTTCTTTGTTTGAGTATACGTAAACTTTACTTCCTTGAGTTGCTTTCGGAACTCCATAAGTCGGGTAATTATGTCCGTAAAATCCTTAAAATCTACCAAATTGTACTCTATCAAAGATTCGAATAGGCTTTCGTTTGGCGTCTCATCATCATTAAACGCCGCACCCAAAACCATAAATATATTAAATTGTAATCAAGCCTTTATGTAAAAAATGGGTTATGTGGGGTGCCCCTACCACTGGCCGAGGCTCTCGTCAAGAAAACATGGAGCACGCAACCCATGTATCGTTCACAAGTATCTGTGAGTGTGATCCGGGTCTTCTCGAACCGGCAGCCTCGGTGTCTGACATGGAGTACATTATGAAAAGTACCCGACCCACATATATCGATACTCCTAAAGATTTCATTGTTTGGGCTGTTGGGCACACTATTGATGATGCCCGGCTCTACACGAGCCACGAGGACGCCCTCTGTGTGGCCAAGAGGGATAACGCCCCTTTGCGCTCACACCGCGTATATTCCCTCGGACCCGAGTTCCTCGACCCAAGGGAACTTTGTGGAGAGATTCGCAAGATTGTGGCTGACTATCGCGGGAACACCCTTTGGCTAGCGGGAGGGTGGAGGCTCGTCCGTTTGAATCCTGCACGGGGTGGCATGAATCAGTACACGTGTTGGCCAGTTGTTGGTGATACGGAAAAATGCCGCCTCCACGATGGCCGTGAAAAAGCATATTTAGTGGATGTGACATACCTCTAAAAAGAGGTTCTGTGCCGTAGCCCGTACACGAGCACTACACATCAGTCAGTCACAAATAACCATGGCTCTCACCGTCGTCAATATGCCCTCGAATGACCTGGCCCTCACTGGCTGCATCTACGTCAACCCGTGTGATGCCCGCGCCTCATATGTGAGACTCGGTAATTTCGTCTATCGTTGCTCACCTCACCCCGAGGTGAGTCCGGGCCATGTGGCTCTAAACGCTATCCAGCGCCGCCTTATACAAGCCGTGGCCGGCGACGGGATCCAGATCCAGGACTTTCTTGTCCCAATGCGCGACTTTGATATTCGGGCCCTCCCTGTCCAAGCCGAGTGGGTCAAGTCGGGCGCCGCTCTGCCCCCACGGGACCTGACAGCCCTGGCCAACGCCTTCCGGACAAACTTTACGGGGCACGTGCTCACAAGCGGACAGAAGGTCTGTATGGAGTACGCCGGCAACGCTATGCTCTTCACTATCAGAGGAGAGGTTCGGGGTCTGGTGACCATGAGCACCGAGGTCCACATGGAGTTTATTGCTTAATAGTGTAATCGAAAGTCACTGATACAAAAAACCAGGTTCTGTGTCCCGTCCCTAGGAGTCCCCCTTCCAAAATGCAAACAACAAACAATGGCGTCCATCCTCTCTATCCTCAACCGTCTCGAGGCAACCTCCAGCCGGCTCGAAAAGGAGCGGATTCTCACTGAAAACAAGGGCAATCAGTTGCTGAAGACCGCCTTCCGTCTGGCGCTCGACCCCAATATCAACTTTTACATAAAGGCTATTCCCGAGCCGTCCCCGGGCCCCGATACGACTCTCGCGGATACCCTCAAGATGCTCGAGAGCGACCTCGCGACCCGCAAGTGGCGGGGTGACAATGCGCGTGCCGCTGTGGCCATGGCTCTTGGCACCCTCAAACCCTGTGACGGCGAGGTCGTGCGCCGTGTGCTCGGCCGGAACCTGCGGTGTGGCGTCAGCGAGTCCACGGTCCAGAAGATATGGCCCGACCTGCAGTTGACATACCCGTGTATGCTCGTCAGCCCTA